TGAATGAGTTGTTATAATAGATCGCAGTGGCGCATTCTCCCTGAAGGTTGAGTCCGGTTCCTCCGGCGGCAGGGTTTGAAAGGAATATATCGATGCCACTGTCTGGGTCCATGAACGCAGCCTTTGCATAGTCGCGATCCTTTGTGCTGGTGCTGCCGACATATTGAACGTGACGCTTGCCAAAGTGCTGACCGATCATTCCAACGTCGCGATTGAAGTGCGCCCAAACAATCTTCTTGCCTTCGATGCGACTATCAATCTTCTTGAGTAGCTCAAGTCTTGGGTTAGGAAGCTCGTGATACGTGCCATCCTCATCGACAAGGTATCCGTTTGAAATCTGCTGTAGGCGGGTGACCAATACCGCCGCGTTTGCGACTGTCGCCACCTCGCCCGTTGCAAGCTTCGAGAGAAAGTTCTTTCTAAGATTTGTGTAGTGTTTGAGCTGCTCTTCATGCATCTCAAAAGTCTCGCGAGTGTAATTTTTCGGCGGTAGATCAAGCTCAGTCTCCTTGGTGACGCGGAAAATGTACGGCGCGACCAGACTGTTAAATCGCTCCAGGTTTTTGTGGCCGACGACCTGACTGTCCTGGAAGCCGCCCATCGTGCAATACTCCGCACGGAATGCCGTCACGTAGCGCTGGCCGACAATGTCTTCACTGAGGAACAGGAACTGGGACCACTCGTTGACAAGGTTCTTCGGGATCGGCGTACCGCTCATAATGATCTTGTAATCAACGAACTTGCCGAACTCCTGCAGCGTGCGTGAGCGCTCACTGTCAAACGTGGCAATTTCTTGACTCTCGTCCAAGATGATGATGACGCGCCCGCTATGCCGCGTTAGGAACCGCCGCAGGAGGTTGTAGGCTTTGTCACCACGGAAACTATCAAAGTTCATGCTGAGGAACTGGAGCTTCGGCTGCTTTATGAAGAACTCGAACTTCCGTTTCTCCATCACGGTTTTGAAGCCAGCCCATGCATGCGCCACGTATGGAATACTTTCATGGACATGCGCCGGTATCTGTTCATCAACCCACTGAGTGTGAACACCCTTGAGCGTGATGACTACCACGGCGTCAATATCACCATCGCAGAAATGCTTGACGCTTTTGTTCAAGGCGACCTTGGTTTTGCCAGTCCCGGTTCCCATGAACAACGCGAACAATTTCATCGGACCGCCCTTCTCGAGCGCCCGCACCTGATGAGCATATAAGTCCCCGGTGCCAACAAACTCAGGCCTTTTGGGTCTCGTGAAGTTGATCATTCCCTGCAGTTGGTTCATGCGGGAAGCCTTCTGCGCCTCACGCTCGTCGAACACTTCGCATTCCGGATACAGCTCCAAAAACAAGTTGATGTTGGCCTGGACGCTCTCAAACTTATACTGATGAGCTTTGTTGTAGCCCTTCCGGCCGCGCAACTTGAGCACCAGCTTGACCATGCGATTGCCGAGAGAGCCCTCAACGATCGTATCTTTTTCCCCGATAGTGATTTTCATCTTTGTCCCTTTAAATACCTGTTATTTATGGCATGGCAAAGCCCGCAAAGCAACGTCAATTGCCTTGCGGGCCACAGCTAATTACATCTCAGTAGCGAGCAGAGCCTCCGGTGCTTTCAGGTAGCGGCGCAGGAAGTCAATCATTTCCGGCGTGTCCTGTTGCACCTCATCCATAAGGAATTCTTGGTGGGCTTTATAAAGTTCGGGACTAATCATCACGACTTGTAGCGTGCCTGCGACCCTTATCCGCTTCCCGGCGGCGACCATCCCCTGCCGCATCATAGCTTTCTTGATCTGATGATCGCTGCTGAATGCACGCCCTCCGACCTTCTGCTTCGCCCAAGCGGCGGTCGCCTTCAGGGCAACGCAAACGTGCTCCTTTTCACTGGCAATGCCTTCAGCCAAGGCTTCGGCTTCACGCTCTTCGTCGCTGTAGCTCTCGCTGATGAGCTGCGTCTTAATCGTGCTGTCCGGTGCCTTTTGTCCACGGCCGATGTAGTCACCAAACTGCTCGGCCCAATGCTTCACGATCGAGAGACCGCCGCTGTTGATCCAGTCATTGAACTCCTTGAACCTTTTCGGTTCCCATTTGTGTTCGGTGACCTTTGGGCAAAACCAACGTCGGTCCTGTTCTTCAATCTTGAGGGCTTTAAGAGAGTTAGAACAAGCGAAAACGTGGATCCAGTTCTCGATCTTATATTGGCGCATGAATTTCTGGTTAACTTCGATCTTGTTATCCGTGATATACCCTTTAAGTGTCTGATATGCTTTCCATGAATGGCCAGAGTAGATTTCACCGATGACAATAAGGCGCTTGTTCGCCAGCCACTCGTTGAAGCTGCTTTCTGTAACGTCCTTCTCTGAGGGGAAGCCAGTATTACTTTCCCCGACAAGAGGACCAAGGATTTTCTCACCGAGCGTTGTCTTTCCGATACCCTGCATTTCGCTGATGAGGAGAACTCCGTACTCCATGCGCATTTCCGGCTTAGCGATGAGAGTTGCGCACCAGCGTAGCATCTCGTGCCGGTCAGCCTTGATGGGAAACATGTATTCCATAAAATCAAGGAAGGGTTTCGGATCGCCCGGATAGCTCTTAATCTGCGTTGGACGGTGTAGGTTGATGGCACTGGTCTCTCCGTTTGCTATAAGTCCGCTGGGAAGGTCTGGCCTGTAGCTCAGCTTTACGTTGCGCCCACGGTATGCCGCCGCCATCAGCTGGCAGGTGTTAGCAGAATGACTGAAACCGCTGAGCATGGTGTTAAGTATTTTCTCAGGCCTTACGATGCTGGTCATTTCATTGCAGACATAGACGTCGGCTTCTTCAACGTAGGACCACATGCCTTTGAAGTTTTCCCTCAACATGATAGTCGGTCTACCCTTTTTGGGTATGATGCGATCCGTAGCCCAAGTGGCGGGGTGGACGCAACTCTGGAAGCCCGGACCTACATAATGCTTCGCGCCGTTAATGTCCTTGAACATGTCGCGTGGGAAGTCATCGCCGAGGTCAAAGCCTACCGGAAATTCACTGGTGAACTGTACGTGAAACGTTGGAATTTTGAGCTGCTGAGAAATCGGAGCAACGGCGGCGACACCGGGGGTATCGTTATCACTGACAATGTAGGCTCTCTTGACGCCCATCCGCATGATGGCGCCCCAATCGGTACGGTAAGGGCTGAGCGCGCCACCGATCCAGCCCACATGAGCTGCTCCGCAAAGCTCTTCAAACCAAGGGTGAATGTCTGCAGTCTTGCCCTTTCCGATGCGGCTACCAGACCACTTTTCCACCATGTCGCGAACGCGCTTTGCAGCTTTAGCTCCCTCATGGATAAAGACGGTTGCGCAATCTTTAAGCTGATCAAGCCCCCAAAGTGGGAGGCCTCCTTCAGGCTCAGCCTTCCGCCAAACGTCATCGTCCCAATACGTCCAAGGAACGTATCGCTTCTGGAGCTCTTCCTGGTCAGCACGAGGATCGATACGCTGTTGAAGCATGATGATTTGATTGCGCTCATCACGGAATTCGTAGATGGTATCCTTCGGAGCGTCTGCAAGTAGCTTGGGAAGATTGATGAGCTTTTCCAAGCGGACCATTCCCGGAAAACTGTATACACCGAACTCTCCTTTGATGGTGCTGGCTTCAAGCTCCGTCGGCGCATAGGCTTCCGGAGCATCAATTTCCCCGTCATCCTTGATGCGGATGACTGCAACGTCGCGCCAGTAGCGACCCTGGATTTCTTTGACAACCGCTGTTTTCATGGAACGCGGTTCGGCTGCGATACGAGCTAGATATTTCGCAATGGATGGAATGTCGGCAAGCGATGAGACTTTCATTTATATCCCCTGAGCAGTCTGAGCTGCTCCGTCAAGTGGTCTAATTGTTCAATCCATTCATTGATGGTCTGGCGAGGGATCGCTTCTCGCTTAACCAATAGTCCTGAGCTTCGGCCTGTTATCCGCGCTGTTATCCGCGATACTTCCTCCAGTACCGCCTTCCCCGATGGTCGTTCCGTCATTGATTACCCCATTTTTCGCCGCGAGGGCGTCAGCTACCTCTTTGGCACAAGCCGCCTCGAAAGCCAAGCGTTCTGCCTCCATTTTCGCATGATGTTTCTCATCCATGTCGCCAATGTAGCGGACCATTTGGATGCTCAGCATGCGGAAGTCTTTAGGGACAGTGCCCTTTATCGCATAAAGTGATTTGCCCGGACGACCACGATCGATAATAGATTTTGCAATCTTATCATAGTCAAAACGACTGACCTTGGCATAGATGCTTCCACTGTCATCTGCGATGTGCATGCCGAGGGAGAGGTGTGGTCCTTTGAAAGCATAGCCGCGCTTGGCGACGTTGATATCTTCGTTTTCATCTTTCGGGTTGATCTTCATTGGAGTGACAAACACCAAAAAGCTACGACCTTCTGTTCCGTCGACCTGTATGTCATTAACCTTGGTCGGCGTGGACATGATGTTGCGTTCATGCGGATAAGGCATAACGCGATGGAAGGCGTTCTCAATTGGCTGCAGACTGTCAATCTTGGTCTTTGGATCAGCCAAAAGCTTGGCGACGCGGGCCGGAAGTTTCTCTCCACGAGCGCGGCAGGAGATAACCTCCTGAACCATTTTTGGGCCAATCCCGATGACGTTCTGCACCGGACCGATCAGGGTCTTGACGCCGTCGATATGCTTCACATACCAGCGGTCCGTGGAGTGGTCGATGTGAGCTGCAACATAAGGAACACCCTCCTTCGCCATCTCGCGCAGGGAGATAAGCTGAGCGTTGATATCCTTCTTGTGCGACAATGTAGCAGCCGCAAACTCTAGCGGATAGTGAGCCTTGAGATAGCAGCACTGATAGCTGATGATCCCGTAGGCGACGGAGTGCGAGCGGTTGAAGCCGTAAGCGCCGAAGTTGCAGAGGTCATCCCAGACTTTGAAGGCTACGTTTGGATCAACGCCCTTTGCGATGATGGCTTTCTTGAATGGGTCACCGAACTGGTCAAAGAACTCACGGCCCAACGACTTGGACATTGCCTTGCGGAGCGTGGTCACATCCTTCCAGCTCAAGCCGCCAAGCTCACGGACGATGCGCATGATCTGTTCCTGGAACACGACCATCCCCAAAGTGCTCTCCAGATACTCCTCAAAGATAGGATGCGGATACGCTACCTTTTCTTCACCGTTATGGCGGCGAACCCAGATGGCAGCGGAGCCCGAGGATAGCGGACCCGGACGACCGAGAGCGGTGATGGTGAAAATGTCGTTAATATCCTTGACGACGATGTCACTGGTGACGCGCTGCAGAGCGTTCCCTTCAAACTGGAACACGCCGGAGAAGTTCTTGTCGTTGAGTATCTTGAACGCCAGCGGATCATCATGCGGAATGGTGTTGAGGAAGTCCAATGACTTACCAGCAAGCTCAAGGGTATCCTCGAACACGCTGAGCTGAGTAAGGCCGAGCGCGTCAATCTTGAGCAGGTTGAGGACTTCGGCGTCCTTCTTGTCGGCGTAGACCGTGCCGGTCCGCATGTCGGTAGCGACGTATTCACGGATGGGGCGGTCGGTGAGCAGCAAGCCAGCGGCATGGGTCGAACTGTTACGCGGATGACCTTCCATGCGCTTGGCAATACCCATCTCAGGATACTCGGCAATCAGCTTTTTACCGGCTTCCGTCTTGCTGAAGGTGTCCTCAATGGCTTGAAGAGCACGCGCATCGCCTGATGAGGTTTGGATCAAGCTGTCCAGTACGGGGCTCGTTTTCCATGGCGGTATGTCCAATGCCCCTGCGGCTTCCTTGATGGCGCTGCGCGGCTTATACACGGCAACCGAACCTAGCTTGGCTACACGGTCGCTCCCATATTGATCTGCCATGTACTGGAACACCATATGGCGCTTGGTGTCACTGAAGTCAATGTCGACGTCGGGCAAGTCGTTGAGGTAGTCCATAGGCTGGGCGATCGCCGGGAATACCGTCTGAATGCCGAGGATGTAGAGCAGGATGCTCCCGGTATCAATGTTCAGCTTGACGCCATTCTTTAGCATCCACTCAGCTTTTTGGGCTATCTCCGGCGTAGCCTTCATGGCATGGATTTCACGCCTGATTTCCTTTTCACCAAAAAGGGCGATGTGTTCGGGGGTAATCTCAAAGCCGCGAAACTTCATATTCATTCCTCGCAGATGCTGTCCATCAGCATGGTAAAGTCTTTGTTCCAGATGAAGCCGCCACGGTTAATGTCAATGAACCGCTCGAACAGCAAGTCGTAAGGAATGGGGTCGATGGTGGTGATCTCAAGTAAGTAGCAGACGAGGCTTCCGGAGGAGCTGCCGCGTCCGCCGCCGACCATCATTTGAGATTTAGCATAACGGACCATATCGCCCACGATGTAGAAATAGTCCTCGAACTCTTTCTCGTATATGAGTTCGATTTCACGCTCCAGCCGCGCTGCGTAGATAGGATCGCTAAGGTCGACCCCCAATCGGGGCGCATTCTTGATGCAAATCTGTTCGAGCGTCTCTGGTTTATCCGGGGAGAGTAGCGAACCCTCCGCCAGTTTCGCCGTGCAAATGGAGATGACGTCACTCCAAACAGCGCGAGCAGTATTTCTTGCCTCTTCCGTAGCACCGCTTTTCTTAACGGACTCAAACCATTCCTCATCGGAGAGTATCCATTGCGGATAGCTCTGAGTGTTCGACTTGCGCCCCATGATAGTTTCGTAAAGGACGCGGTCCTGCGGATTAGTGTATCGGTTTTCAGACGCCGCAATGAACCTATGCCCAGCCGACTTGGCTGACATGTAGAAGCCCCGGCTAGTTGACGGATTGAGCGAGCAAAAGATGTTTTCACGTGGTTCGAACTCCGTGAGCAGGCTGTTGCTACCTGCGATGATGATGCAGTCCTGCGCTTCCATGGCTTGCTTGTAGCTGATCAACGGAGTGTAGCGGAACTGATTTGTTGCCATTTCCAGGATGTTGTTCATGCCGATCAGATTGTCCTTGGCGAAGAACGTCCACTCTGCAGTCACCGGCTTCTTGGCTTCCATGCTCGCAGTCACCGGAATGGTTACTCCGTACATCGGCCGCAGTTTGGCCTTGTCGCAAAGCTTCTTCCAGCGGACATAACCGAAGGTGCTGCAGAAGTCACTGATGGGCGCGACCGGATACTTAACTTCCATCAGTCGCTTGATAACGTCTACGAGATGTCCGCTAGAGTGGCGGAAGCTGTATCCGGTCATAATTTTCATGTGAGGTCACCTATGCGCCGATAAGCCAGTTCCCATTTCTGAGCGCATGTAGTGGAGCACTCATTGAAAATGTGAACGCGAATATTCCTTAGACCGGCAAAGGTTTGCGCCGGATCATCTTCTTGATTGACGAACACGATGGACATGTCCAATGGCTTGGCATATGTCATCTGCCGCAAGCCGCGAGCACAAATCACACCGACGCCACCGGACTGGCTGAAACCGAAGGCACGATCCATTCGCTCAGAAATCATACCGACCGGCATGATGAAATAGAACCGTTTCACGTCATCCTTGAGGCAGGTTTCTTTGCACTCTTCAAGGAGTTTGGCGAGTGGAGTGCCTGCCTTCTTCATATCCAATCCCTCTTGCGTAGTTCCACATAGCAGCGGTATAGAGCGCGGACGTCCGGCTCAGCGCGGTGCTTATTGGCAAAGTCTTCACCAAAAAGCTCGATGTGTAGACCGCCGAGCTTCAAGCGGAAGCCCTTAATCCACAGGGTCATTTCAACGGTGCAGATGACTTCCGGCCAATTGACCGTCATGCCGATACGTGTCATCTCAGTGTTGATAATGTCTTTATCATAGGCCGCATTGTGAGCTACAACGCGATCATGCTTTTCGATATGGTCCTTGATCATGGGCGCATAGAACTCAAAGTTCTTCTTGTCCCAGAGCATCGGATTGCTGATGCCGGTCAGATTGGTAGTGAAGTCAGTCACCGCTTTTGGTGGCTTGATCAGCTGGCCGAGGCTTCCCACCTCAGCCAGCTCTGCACTACTCTCATCAACCGACAGGCCAAAATACTCGATGATATGGGGCTGCGCCGAGATCGGCATTCCCATGTTCTTCATCAAGTCAGTGGTTTCCGTGTCATAGATGAGAGTGAGCATTATTTCATGGCTCCAGGATCAGCTACCGGAGTGATGACATAGCTCATGCCATTCTTGAGAACGCCATCAACGAACTCGAGCATGGCGCTGTAAACCATGTCATCGTGAATGCTGTCCTGATGACCGCCCTTGCTGAAGTTTTCCGCATACCGGCTGAATTTCACGGTCTTCATCATGAACAGCTCGAACCTGATGAAGTCTTCAGCGGTCTTGAGTGTCAAGCCTTCCGGGAACATGGCGACGCACATATCGCCGACCTTGAGGAAGTTGTTCCCGTAAACCTTGTGACGCTCCTGGAACGTTACGCCACCATTGATCAGGATGTCCCCGGCATTTTCTGCACGGTTTCCAGGACCTGGAACTTCCTTGAACTTCTCGTTTATCTTGCTGGTCATGTCAGCCCCTCAGTGGCGATGGGTAGGAAGTGTCCGGGCCGAGACGGCGAATGACCTTGGAATAGTAACCAAGGGTATCGACCGTATCGTAAATCCGGTAGTGATAGTTGCGCTTGGCTTCCAGCACCTTCGGATTGGAGTGACGGCTGGTGAACATTTCCTGCACCATCAGCTCCTGCCAACGCTCCGGGAACTCTTCGCCGTCTTCCAGGTGATAGCCTACGTGGCCGACGCGAGCACGTTCCTGATTGAGGTTATGCAGGTCATGCCAGTTAGGTCCGCTGGTGTAGGTCAGCAGCTCGTATTCCATGCCAGTATCATAATTGAACTGGAGGATACCTTCGCTGATGCCGGTGGTCCAGTTACCGGCACGATCCTTGACGGACACATAGCCAAGGACTTCGTCACGAACCCAGACCGCATCCTGCAATCCGAGAGTGACCTTTGCGTCGTCTGCGTCATCTTCAGTTCCGCAGTACACGCACAATTGATCCAATTTCATAAGTAGTCCCTTTCAGCTTTTGGTGTAGTTCAGACGCCCATCGGGATGATAGCGCCGTTCTGGAACTTGTGGAACTCTGGCTTGCTGAGCATGAAGCCGAGCACGGCAGCGACGGAGTTCGGGTCGGTATATTCCAGGTTCCCGTTGCCCGCTTCCTGATAGCCCTTGGCTTCCTCAGCCGACCAGCCGCGCAATTCCTGCACTCGCTCATCGATTTGATCGGTCATGCCGGTCTTCTTGAGCTTGTTCGGAGCGATACCAAAAACGGTGATGCCGTGGGTCTTGATGAGCTCCCGTGCCATCTGGCGGGTCATCATTTCCGCCGCCGCCTTGGACGCGCAATAGGTGAAGCTGTTTGTCATCGGCAACCGACTGGCCGTACTGATGACGTTGACGACCGTCGGGCGGTAGTCGAACACTCCGTTGAAGATGGCCGATTGAACCATGTTGAAGATAGACCGGCAATTGACATCAAAGACCGCGTCGTAGTCTTCCTGAGTGATGTCCTTGAACCATGCCAACTTCGCGATGCCAGCGCAATTCACAATGCCATCGATCTTGACGCCGTGCTCCACGTAAGCATCCATGAACATATAGACATCTTCCGCTTTGGTGACGTCCATGCCGTTGTCCAGGTCCCATTTTTCAACGTGGAAACCGCACGCTTTAGTCAGTACATCGGAGATTGCCGCTCCGAGACCACTCGATGAGCCGGTAACGATCCAAACCTGTTGACCGTTCTTATTCATGATATTACTCCATTCCGAACTTGCCAGCATGAAATGCCAGCGTTACGATATGCCTCACAGACGTCATCCTTGTCGTCCAGGGCGATGAAGACGGTGCCAGCCGGATAACCTTCCGCCACCTTCATTTTCTCAAATAGTTCCAGCTTGAGGATAGGCTCCTTGGTCTTGGGCATGTCATAGCGGGAGCGCATGTAAAAGTTCTTCACATCGAACTCGCCCCACTTGACAAACCAATCAATGGTCGCCATGAGATATTCATCGCTGCGATCGCTGATAACAATGACGTCAACATTGTCAGTATCTTCGCAGAGATTGTTCAGCAGGTCCATGACGTCCGTGTACGGGATATCATTCTTGCAGAACGCTGCATACTCATCCCACTCCTGAGCCTGATACAGCTCCACGCGATGGCCATTGTTGCAGACCGTTCCTTCAAGGTCGAGAAGGATTACGACGCGGGCGTGTGTCAAATCAAGTCCTCCATGCCGCGCCACAGACGAGCGCTCATCGTGCGTTGAGTGTAGAAATCCCAAGCCTGCTCACCACCGAACTTAGCCTGAAGCTGATCAGCAATGAACTTAGCAAACTCCTCGCTATGAACGTTCTGAAAGATTAGACGGTCAGCATGGCTCTCGCGGGCGAAGTTATCTACGGTGATAACTTTCCATTCTTCACTCGACTGCATCGGCCAACGCTCCATCATAGAAGCCGCTGTCCTTGAGAACACCGCCGTCCGTCTGATCCTTGATCTGCCGCGCCAAACGGATGATGCGACGATCGAGAGCTTCAAGGGTGGGGAAGTGTCCGTCGGCGGCTTCGCTCAACATCACGTTGCAGCCGTAGCCGTTCGCGCTGACGGTGATGATTGGACCGCGCCCGCCGTCACGATGTGTCATGAGGCAGTAGGCGTATCCAAGCTCCCAGCTCGTGCCGGTGTCCCGGTCATCGATGCAGGCGATCACGCACCAGCTACGGAGCAGACCGACAACGTTGGCGTCGAAGATATCCTTCTTGCTGAACGCCTTTCGTTGCTCATCAGTCATGTCCGTAAGTACGGGGTTCAGTTCCCGTGGATCACAAACCCGTAGTTCTTCCTGCAGGAGGATGGCTTTGAGGCGATCCATAGTGGCTTTTTGTTCCGGCGTGAAGAACGGGCCAGCCATATAGACGTCGTATTTGTAGTCAGCAGTACTCATCTGATAGTTCCTTACCAAAAGGGGATTAGACTTCGCTGTCGACGATCCGGTTTTGCCACCATCCAGGATTTTGGCGTCGCTTGGAGAAGGCATATGCCGGATCAATCTGCGGTGAAGTGTAGTGTTGACCCTTCATCTTCATCCAGATCGGGCAGGGCGGAGCGGGGTCTTTGCCTTCAAAGCGCAACACGTTGTCGCGTTCAATAGGGCAATCGTTCCGGCCGTTGCAGGGCAGTATCGGACCGGCTACTTTATGCCCGCCGCCGATAGCTGAATTGAGAGCTTTGAGCACTGGAGCCCAAAGGTCATCTTGACTGATCCAGCAATTGCGCTTGATAACAAGGCTGGTAGCCATTTCCTGCGTCATCGCGACCTCGACATTAAGGGTATTCCGGATGGATCGGGTAATACCCTTGGCGGTCAGGTATTGCACCAAGTCATCCCGTATACTGACGGGCCTGTGGCGCACAAGTTGCGCGCGTAAGGCCAATGGTACGGCCCCAAGCCGCGCTGCAACCATACCGCCAATGAGAAAACCCGATGGCTGGTCTACTGGATCAATACCGGCACGGTTCACCAGTGGAACACTGCCAAAGCCATCAACTTCGCCGATAGCCTGCCAAGGTCCACCGGCAATGGCACTCTTGAAAAGGTTCTTCAAGTCGCGCCACATGTTGCGGATGAGAGTGTCTGGTGCCAGCGCAATTTCCTTGGTCAGTGTGCCCATGACCTTGAGGAGAGTGCGCGGGGTAATCTTCATGGTGAAGTGCGTCATGTAGCACAATGGCAGGTTCATGCGGAAGTCGTCCTGCGGATTGCCGTCGACCATATCCCGCTTCATCTGGACCATCAGTTGCTGAATGTCCGCTTCATAGCCGAACAGACTTGGCTGATAAATCGGCCACTGAGTAAGGTCATCCACGCGGCTGGTACGCGCCCACGCAACATGATCACGGAGCCCAAAAAGTACTTCCCTGACGATGATGGGCGCATAGATTTCCAGGATGAAGTCGTCCATTTCGTTCACCGGTACGTCAATCGCAGCGATGGTTTCAATGGACTTGGTCTCATCGTTCGGCCTGGAATGCTTCCAAGCTCTCAGTATTTTGGTCGTGTGCGGCCGGTCACGGACGACGACATGCATCTCCGCGCCGTGGCAAAAGATATCAACCATAACGATGCTCCCCGAAAGCACGGAAGAAACCGCCGTGTTGAATTTCCCCGTAGTGAACGCGGTGAAGAACCTCGCTCAGTTCTTCCGGTATCCAGTGCAGTTCCGGGAAGCCGTTCTGCTTCAGGAAGCCGGTCAACTTGAGCAGCTCAACTTTGACCTCCTCCGCAACGCGGAGAAAGCCCTTATTGCCATACATCGAAACTTCGATCATGGTCTTGTAGACGACTGCCGCCATGTCCCCGAGCTTGATAATCCAGCCTTCTCGGTCATTGCTTTTGGCACTCTCCCAGTCGTACATGAAGTTAACGCCGAGAAAGTTTTCCAAGTGCGTAACGGCTGCGAGTTCCACTTCCTTGAAGGCGGCGCTGACCCGAGCATTTGCGTGCTTTGTCGGACGAGCGATGTCACCAGTGAGGCTTTCCTCAAGGTCATGGACCGTGGCGCGTGTGAGCAACACTTCCATGTCAATGCCGATGCCTTCGTTGCGCAGTTTGCGACCGACGAACAAAGCCCAGATGACCATGAAGCCGGTGTGCTCCAGATCGTTTTCAGGCTTGATCAAATGATCGCGGCTATACCGCTTGATGTTGCCAAACTGATTGACCACTTCGAACATGTTCTGCAGGAAGCGGTCAATCCGTTGGCGTTCCATCAGCTCTTTATGTCGTTCTTCCAAGCTGATTACTCCTCGGTAGCAGAGGTTGACTTGCGCAGGCGCTTGCCATCCTTGCCGATTGGTGTGATTTTTGCGACCTTCCCGACATGAATGCCGAGCTCCTCGAAGGGAACTTCTTCACCCTTGCGGAGCTTTTCCCTGACGAACGCCTGGAGGGTCGCCGCGTGGACGCCTTCCTTGAATTCGACGTCGGCTTCCGTGTCCCACTGCTTGAAGAGTTCACCAAAAAGGGCGAGAGCTTTATCGCGGAGAGACTTGGGGAAGTCCATTGTGATGGTCGCAGTGAGCAGCTTTTCGCCGCCAGCTTCCACCAGCTTCTGGATGGCAATCTCGCGATCGTATTCTTCCTTCGGCAAGCTACCGGAAACGAAGTCTGCGATCTTGACCTTAACCCCAGGAAGATTGCTCATGGGATCGAGATGGGTAAATTCAGGCACCTGAGCTTCCGCCATGAGCTCAACGAGCGCCTTGGTTTTCAGGTGATGATAACGGCCGCTATTGGCTTTCAGCGCTTCGTTGAGGCTCTCAATAGTTTCCTCAAGCTCGGCGCATTCCTTGCACATGGCGACCAGCCGCTCGATGACTGGTGCGGAAGCCGAAGCTCCCGCACCATCGAACAGCTCTTCGTCTGAGGCTTGTCCGGGGATCAGGCTCATTACATTGCCTGCCCGGTATCAGCCTGACCTTCGCTGCGACCGCCGCCGCCACGACCGCCGGAAACTTCATCTTCAAGCGACGACTTGTCCGACTGGACCTCGCCCTTGTCGATGCTTTCGCGGAACTCGAGGATGAGCTTGTGAATGTGCTTCCAGTTGTCAAGCTCGGTGAGCTTCGGACCGGTCTCGATCTTCCAGCCATCCCATGCGCCTTCGGCATTGCTTTCCGGCACGGTGGAGAGGATGTAAGAATGGTAGAACAGCGGAGCCTGGAACTCTGTGCCATCAGCGCGAGGGATCATGACGTTCTGGGCGCGAGTGAGCCAGCTCCGGCTCTTCTTGAGCTGCGTGCTGGTCATGGCGATGAACGACTTGCGGTTCCGTGCCGACAGGTTGAGGACATAGAATTGCGCAGTTTCGGAAACGTAGTTCCCGTTCGGCAGGACGTCCTTGTTCTTGGCGTCCTTTTCCGTCTGATCCAGGATGCTGCCGTTGTCATGAACAGCGACGAGACCCTTGCCAGTGTTCCGGGGAGCCCATTCAAGCCACTGCTTGAAGAAGTGAACCGGAATAACGTGGATGGCTTCTTCGAAGACTTCCGTCAGGCCGACGTCATAGATCATGCCTGGACGCAGGTCCGGATTGAATTCCGGCTTGCCGCGTGTGACCTGAGGGCTCAAGCCCTGCAGAATGGTGATGCGCGGAATGAGCAGGTCTTTGGCGGTAACGTTTTCAAAGCCGGTGGAAGCACCAGTGTCGAAAAGTTCCGCTTCAGCTGCCAATGCGAGAGCGTTCGCATCTTGTTCGGTTACGACAACTTCCTTGGGTTCAGCCTTGGAAGCAGCGGTAAGAGATTTAACCATGTTGGGGTTTTCCTTTGATGAGCTTGTGGCGGGCCTTCCGTCCACATTTTGGCTCAAGTTGCACCTTATACGCTGCTTTGGGGTAAAGGCAAAGACAAAAATAAGTTATGAACAGTTATTTAATTCCTCTAACAAAAACAAATACTTAGTCGGTTCGATCCGTTGAGGATATCAGCTGACGTGAGTTCTAAATTAGCTCTTGCGTCGGCTTTAAATAACAGGTACTTTGCAGCCTGTACTTTATCATCTGGGGGTTTCATGAACAGCCGTTTCACCGCTGCAAAGCAAGCGTATATTAAAGGTCTAAATCACTTCATCGAAACCTACCCAGACAATAATCTCACCGCAAAGTTCGAACTTGAAACTGCCGATCGCCTTTGGCATCGCGTAGAGCGGGAAGGCGTCACCGTCCATGACGGTTGGATCGGCATTCGCATTGCAGCCAAGCTGCTCAACATTCCCAACACCGACGCAAGCTGGAAAGCGTACCTAACGGGTGCGCGGGCGGTCCGTGGTTCACTAGGAGGCTAACGTGAAATTGATTGCAGGGATACCTGAAGACGTTCTAGCGGAGCATAATGGCACGGTTAAAGCCATGAAGCTCCAGGCATACCAGCTCGCTCTGGACGTCGCTAGGATGCGCGATGATGATCGCAAGCACACTGGCTATAAGAATGCCGATGAAGTGATTTTGTCCTATGCCGATAGCATCGAAAAATTGACCGTAAAGTTGGAGAAGAAGTATCCAGCATGACCGAAAAGAACTCAAACAATCCGCCCTATGCCGTTGTCGAATTGGACAAGGCTTCATATGACTTCATCATGGAAAACTGCGACAACAATATCGCTTTTGGTCTCAGCGCTTTGATGACCGTCAGCGAGAGCGGCGCTCGCAAACTGGTTGACCTGATGGAAAGTTTCAAGGCCATTAAGGCGTCACTGGAGAAAGGTAAGTTATGACCGACGTCATACCGCATAAGGATTTGCCGCACTACCATTTGTTCACTGACCGGCAGCTCGAGAACGATGAGCGTGAATACGAAGTAGAGCTTGAGCGCAACTGGAGGGACATGACAGTTCGTGAACGTGCCGAGATGAAACAAAAGCTAAAGGCCATCCAGAAAGAGCAGCGGAGCCGATTACGATGAACGCCCAAAAGGTCAAGCGGGATCGCAACGGACAACTGCGCATTCATATCGTCCAGGTGATGACCGGTCTAGGACGACCGGTCACAGCTTCCGTCATCGCTGACCGGTGCGATAGTCGCTGCCCTGAATTGATGACCGATGGCGTAAGTCTGTTCGTTGTCGCTACGAACCTTGGCTTCCTCCGTACGGAGGGCGTCACCATGCGCCGCAACTTCAGGACAGGTCGCAACATCACCGTTCGGGGTGTTGAGGTCGGCGAAGACGGAATTGTCCACAGTAAGATCATTCAAGAGACCGTCGCGCTCTGGTTTCTCCAGAAGGAATGGTCTCGGGAAAAGCTGAACGAATTTCAGGAACAGTTCATCATTGAGATGAACGCAAAAAGGAAAGCCGCTGCTGATGCACGAAAAATTCATCAATCGACATGACGAAAAGCAGGTCATGGGTCGCCTAACGGAGGAGTTTGCTGAGGTGCTCACCGCCCTTGGTAAATCATACCGTTTTGGTTTCGACAGTCATGATCCGACTGTACCGGTCAAGGATCGCGAAAGCAACGCCGCGTGGCTGCTTCGTGAAATGGATGATGTCCTTGATGCGATCCGTGACGCCGCACCATTCCTTGACAATTACTTGCTCCCGAAAGAGCGTGGATTGTCGTACCAAAACCTCGCTGCTTGGTGCAATCCATACTCTCTTCAAAATCAGGCGGTTGAAGTAGGGACTCCAGATTTGCCGCCTTCCTACGACCTCACGTTCAAGACGGTGCAGTCGGCCTGCGCGGACCGCGACAATCTCTGGGCCAAAGGACAATGGACCTTGCGCGATAACATCGTGGAGTTCAACGAAGAGTTCGGTGAGTTCTGCGGCAACGTCAAACGCCTGCGCCGGATCGAGCTCGGGCTGAAAACGGACGGCAAGACCGAGGCTGAAATCAAGCAGGGCTTGAAGGATGAGCTCGGGGATTGCGGCGTTGTCCTGTTCAACATCGCCAACAAAATCGGTCTGGATTTGGGTGACTGCATCCGGGACAAGTTCAACAAAACATCCGTCAAGTACGGATTTGATGTGAAGGTGTAGCATGGACATCAACATCAACGGAATAGACCGCGAGCAGTGCCAGCAGGAAACGATCGTTATTGGCGTCAAAGTTGAGTATTATGTCAACCATAATAGCGCCGCTAGGGCCGATGCTAACCGTGCTGAGCTACGGGCGCGGGCTGGCGCGGGCTGCTACACGACCGTTCATTTTGACAGACAATCGGTACATGGCTGGTCTAACCTGGACAGTGCCATAGCTCTCGTTCTTCGCTGCCATGAGTTCGGCCGGGAAGCGTATCGCGAGGACTTGGTGAAGTTCCTTGGCATTAAGGAGCGTCGCTAGGCTTGCTTTTGATCCAGGTCCATGCCAGTGTGGACCGGGAAAGGGGTTTACCATGACATCAACAAAAGCCAACTGCTACGCGCTCCTGGACGCTTGCAAAAACAGTCCGCTGTTTTGCAATCAAAACCTGCGCACGGATATCGTCGGGCATGCACGCCAGCTCTTTGACGTTGATCCAGATGAATGGGTCACCTGCGAGACATGGCCCAAAATAATGAGCCTTTTGGGGATCACTACAATGGAGGAGGAAGCCTTCTTCACGCGCATCACCAATTGGGCGGAAAGCAAGACAGAAGCGCTGGCACTGTTCGAGGAACAGATCGTCCGCATACATGGGAGAAGGTCACTTGGCGGATAGCTTAGACGAAATCCTGGACGATCACATTACGGCGTTGAAGTATGCCAGCCCGAGTGGTCAAAAGAAAATGATCAAAGGATTGATCGAACATTCCTTCCGGACCGGCTTCGTCGTCGGTAACGGATATGTAGACTTGTCGCATGAGGATGCGGCACTCGTGGATCAATGCTGGCGTGAGTATGACCATGCTCCACCTTTCAAGGAAAATACCTGATGCGATATTTCGAAAACCTGCGCATGGGTTGGATCATTGAACTTATTCAAATATACGGCTTCATTAATCGTAAGCACGTTGTCAAGAAGTTCGGCGTAAGCGAACAGATAGTCAGCAAAGACTTTTCGAATGTCATGAAACTGCATCCGCAGCTCATGCGCTACAATGAAGTTGACAAATGCTACTGGCTGAAGGAGCCGCTTTGATGCTGATCTGTTCCATAAACTATAACTTTGACTACAACGTGCTCACAGATGAGCAGAAGGTAGTGTTCCTGGATAACTGGCCGCTCGCTAAGGGTAATCTCAACAAAGACGGATCGCTTGATCGCTATAGCGTTCCCAGAATGCGCATGAGCATGGAGGAGGTTGCGAACCTCACAAGGGCTGGCGTCACACAGTTCGACATTGAAGGTGTCGACGGAACGATGCTCACCAAAATGCGTGATCGTGGCGACCTGATGGATCGTGGCGGACCGCTGGATTACCAAGCCGGAAGGCTCATCCAGATAACCGTTGCGGACAACATGCTCATGTTCGTCAACGAGGTGGAATGGGAAGACGATTGCTGCACACAGGACGTTCAGAAACGCCTTGACGAAGGATGGCGCATCTTGGCTGTATGTCCACCGAACGCCGCCCGCCGCCCCGACTACATTTTTGGTCGGACGAAGCCCAAAGACAATCGTTGAAGAATTAATTGCCATAATGCAAGAATTCCGGTACGCGGTCCTTGCATTATATATGGGAGCAGTTTAAGCTCTAGTCATTGGTGCAAACCAAGCAACGGCAGCGCATCCAAGCCAATCCAAACAAAGGGAATACCGGCATGACCTCCAAGCATTACCTCACTTTTGTCGCAGGACAGCTCGCAGCTCACCAGACGGAAGAAGACGCCACGGCGCACAACACGGAAAAGGGCGGCGATGTAATCATCAACACCGTCGAAGAGCTGGTCGCATCGACCGCCATCAACATCGATCCGCATTACATCACGCTCTACAATCTCGCCTCCAAGGCTGTTGACAACGACGCCAAGGCGCTGAAGGCCAAGGACCTCGGCAAGGACAAGGCCATCGCCGCCACGAAACTCTTTGCTGCCCTGGACGCCGCATTCGGCACGCCGGAAGCGCAGACCGCATCCGACCTCGCCGGCGCTGTGAAGCCGGAGAAGAAGGCCCGCGTCAAGAAGGACAAGGAAGACAAGGCGCCGTCCGGTCCGATGGGCATTTACGGCAAGCGCTTCTGGGTCGTTGCTCCACGTGAAGGCGCTCCGCGTCGTCCCCCGGCTGAACGAGGCAATCCGGCTCGCGGCTTCAACTCGATGCGCGTCATCAAGGAAAATCCGGGCATCTCGACGGAAGACTACCTCGCCAAGGGCGGTCGTCTGCGCGACCTGGACAAGGACTACCGCGTCAACAAGAACATCCTGGAAGTCATCGGCGACGAAGCCACCCGCGCTGCCTTTGTCAAGGAAACGCTTGCTGCCCGCGCCGTCGAAGACGTCAAGCTCGCTGCCGAAGTGAAGGCTGCGGCCGAAGCCAAGGCTGCTGCTGACAAGGCCAAGGCTGAAAAGAAGGCTGCTGACGAAAAGGCCGCTGCCGACAAGAAGGCAGCTGATGAAGCCGCCGCTGCCAAGGCTGCTGCTGAAACGACTACCGCTACCGCATAACCGTTCAAACCCCTTTCGGTTATGTGAGAGCCCTGAGTGCAAGCCCCCTCGCACTCAGGGCTTTTTGATACCAGCATAAGGAATATGCTATGGATGCGATTGTTTGGTGGAAATTCACCGACGGTGAAGGTAAGAAGAAATTCAAATACGGCCATCTGATCGGAGCTGTTTACGACGATCGCCAAAAACGCACGATCGGTATAGTCTGCCGCAAGGAACATGGAGCTCACGGTTGCTTCCTTGAAAAGGAAATGACTGCCCTGCATTTTGGTGAACCGCCAAAGGATCATGAGGAAGTTCCTAACGATATGACGGAATAATCCAATTGCTGAGCGTTTTGCTCTTGCTTTATAACTGTGCTCCATTAGAGTGAGTTTAAAGCAATTCTGCTTCGGTTTAAATAGAGGGATTTGGAAATGGCTCACGCAGTGGAAACAATGGCTTTTGCCGGTGAAACTCCTTGGCACGGTCTCGGCAATAAAGTCGTCGGCAGTGTCACAGTTGATGAGATGCTGGTAGCTGCCGGTCTCGATTGGGGCGTTGTCAAGCGTCCGTTGTTCGTGGAAGCCGGTGATGAAAAGATCATGATCCCGAACAAAATGGCGCTGATGCGTGACACGGACAATTCCATCTTCTCGGTCGTCGGCAAGGATTGGCAGCCCTTCCAGAACAAGGATGCGATGGAGTTTTTCCGGGAGTATACCGAGACAGGCGGCGCGACACTTGAAACTGCCGGTGCGCTGCATGGCGGGCGCGTCGTCTGGGGATTGGCCAACATCAAGAAGGGCTTCACTCTCAACGGCCGTGATCAGGTCAACGGCTACATCCTGCTCATCGTTCCGCATGAAAGCGGCGTCAGCAACTCTGCCCGCACGACGGCCGTCCGCGTGGTCTGCGCGAACACTTTGGCGATGGCGCTTAGTCAGGCCAACAACCCGGAATATCGCCAGTCGCACGCCAAGCCGTTTGACGTGAGCAAGGCGAAGGAGACCATCCAGCTCGCACAGGAACAGATCGCCCTCCACGAGGAGGAAGCTATCGCACTCCAAAAGCTGAAGCTGAATGCGATCGACACCATGACGTTCCTCGCGAAGAACTTCCAGGTCGCGGAAAGCCATGAGAAGGCTCAGGTGCTGACACTGCTCACGAACCCGAGCCTTCAGAACAAGACACTCGGCAACGTTCTTGCGAGTGTGGTCAATGCTCCGGGCGCGACGCCGGGGAACGGATGGGGCGTGCTCAATGGCGTAACGCATTGGGCTGACCACGTTGCTGGCAAGTCCCAGGACGTTCGCCTCTACAATAGCTGGATGGGCAAGACGGGTCAGATCAAACTGGACGTCAAGCGCCAGCTTCTTGAAATGGCGGACTACGCTTTGGCCGCATAATTCAAACGGAGCCCGGTTAACAGCCGGGCTCTTTCACATAGGAAAAGGGAACTTTCCGATGTCTGACAAACTAAAGTCACTTGAAGAACTGAGCGCACACCCCGCGCTTTTAAAGGGGCTGGCAGTAGCGCAGGCTAGCGGCGCTACCAGCACACCAGCTAAGGCGGAAGAGGCTACCACGGCGCCTACAGACGCTCCTATTGCGCCTGCAAACGGGCTAGGCTTGGCTTTGCTACCGGCCTACCGCTTTGACTACGTGAACTACCGTGGCGAGATTAGCACGCGGGAAGTTATCCCTAGGTTCATCCATTACGGCAAGAGCGAGTTTCATCCTGAAGCTCAGTGGATGATGCGTGCGCTGGATATCTTCAAAGGTGCTGAGCGCGACTTTGCCATGAATGATATGTATCCGCCGAGCTTCGTCGATAAAGTCGTGGATGTGCTGGAAGCGACGGGGGCTTATCAGGAAAACCTGAATGCCACGATCATAGAGCTGCATGGAGCGCCCGGACACACGAGCAGCGAAAGCACTGAGACGCTCCGCCAGATCATGGTCCGCCGCGTCCGCACTCTTTCCAAGCATTTTGGTATTATCAAATGAACGGCTTGGTCAGCATTTACGAAGCGATCTACGAATATCGCAATCACGATGGCGGAGTACACTCCACTGACATCATCTATACTGCGGATGATGCTAAGGAAGCTGTCCGCGCTGCCGGTCGGTTCTGGGATGGTCGTCAGCGGAATGTTCCGGATCACTTCGGCAAAGTGATTTGCGTCAAGGTTCATCCGAGAACGCTCGGCCCGATTGGCGATGATGGACAATTGCACAATGGTCGTGGCCTGTTCGGCTATGAATGGAAAATTGATACCGCTGGCATGATGCTGGCGGATCACATTAACGCATGGTGTGAGCGATGAAGAAGATGCTTGTTTCTGTGATGAGCGCAGGCGGGTTCGGCGGCGCTGAGGCTGAGTTGCCAGAAGGGTTCACTCCTGACGTTCTTGGGATGGCGCTGGCAAATATCATTCGTGAGGCGTTGGAGACTGATCCGTCTTCCGTGCTTTGTGACCTCACGATGACTATCCGCTTCGAGGAAGGCTAATGCAGGTTCACACTGTGAAGAGCGAGCTGTCGGATGGGACGGTCGTTTGGTCCGTGGTACTTGTGATCAATACGGTTCGGCCGGAGGACAAAGAAATCATTGTTCATATTCCTGCTGACAGTCAGGTTCATGCAAGGCACATCAAACATGCGGTGGAACTCTAATGCTCAAAAACGCCCTGCGCGATATCAAATTGACCCAAAAACAAAAGACCGTTTTGGGCGGTATCGCGCAGGACATCATCCGTGATGCATTGCTGCGTAGACCGGGAGCTGGCTTGAACGGAGCGGTGCTGGCAGTCTACATCAGTGGACTAACGCACGGTCATGAACTGACAATGGAGATGGTCAACAAAGGGAAGATAGAGGGGTTGGATTTATGAACAAGGAATATCTCGGCGATGGCGTTTATGCGGAAATTGAAAGTTTCCAAGTCAAGCTGACGACTGGCCGTAGTCAGATTTATCTTGAGCGCTCGGTGTTCTTGAAGCTCAAGGAATACTTTGAAAAGAACAAGGATGAGGTCCAATGAAAACTATTGAACGAATGAAATTCATCTTCGTCAGCGCAGTGGAAGCCGCTGACCGTCTGCATATTGACTGGAACTATCTTGAGAGCAATGGCGTGCCGCAGCTTCAAGGTCGCGTGCATTCCAGCAAAATGTGGGACCCTGCCAACTATGAGCCAGAAATGGAAATCATAGTCTGCTATCAGCCGCCGCAGTACACCGATGGCTTTGGTAAGCTACGGACGCCAGCGCCGCGCGGGCTTGTACGCGGACGGTTCATTCGACATACCCCGAGCTATGCGAGCGCGGGCTGGCATTGGCTGCACTTCACCGTCCAGTTTCAGGCGAACGAAGGTCCGGAGCAGTTTGAACCGAAACAGTTGGTGCAAATCCAGACGGACAATACGCCGCAGATTGACCTTGCGCCGCAGCTCCGGGAAGATGAAGTGTTGGGGACTGACCTTGTGCGGGTCAGCGTGCAGGTGGACGAAGACGAAGTTGTTGAAGGTCACAGGGACCTGGAAGGTATTCCAGGAGTTGAAGTATAAGTCCTTGTAATAGGTCCAGGAGCTGTTAAGGTTGGCTCCTGGACTACAACGCAAAGGGGTTTGCAATGAAGCGAGATTACGTGAAAACAATGGAGGCTATCATTCAGGATTTGTCCAAGAATGGTGGCCGCTTTGAGTTCAGCTTCGATAATGGTCGCGTCAGTCGCACCATGACTTTCAAGCCCGGCTTTAGTCTTGCAAAAGTTGATGAGCTGATTGCCATGATGGCGAACAGCGCTGCACGGGAGCTTGAACAATGAACGCCTCTACACCTGAAATGCGCATCCGCGCTATGAGCATCACTGAGCTGACCACCGTCCTGGATCGTTCCAGGCGCCTGCTCGCAGATAGCGATGAGACCAGCCAAGCGGCAAAGTTCCTCGGCAAGCGCACTCGCAATCTCAAGATGACTGAGGCGCGTGCAGTCATCGCAACCCGTCAGCTGCTCATCATGATCGAAGCTGAGATCGCACGGAGGGCTGTGTGATGGCACCGCTCAACAAAACAATTCTCGCTGGCATGTTCGCATGCACCAATTCCGGCCTCGGCCTTGACACTGGCGTTCTGTTGAGATTGCTCCAGACGCCGCCGAAGATTGTGTCGGAAGCGACATATTATTTCTGTGAACAGTATTGCGAGAGCGAAAATGACCTCGCAATGTTCGGCGAAGAAGCGGAAATGTGGGCTGACAAGTTGAAAGACATGGACGACGATACGATCCGCACTTTGCACTTTGAGCGGATCGCGCTGTACGATGAAATCGCTGCAATGGTAAAGGGGAATTGACTGTGAATACTAAAATGAAAATGAACCAAGTGCGCAAAGGCGAAGTCGTTCGCTTGAGCTTCACGGTTCATCAGGCAATGGATGAAGCTGGCGTCGTCGTGCTCAAGGGGCGGTATGGTGAAAAGCCATTGGTCACAGTCGCCGTAAACGCTCCCGAGCTGTCGGTTGAAGTGAGCAGTCACCTTATCGTCACGAACGATATCATCCATTGGGATGGTCACTACGGTCGCTCGGCAGGGTGGGGTCGCGTTATGGGCATTCATGACAAGTGGTTCATAGTCAGCGAGTATGACGCGCATCCAGATCGCCCGTTCTTGGTCCCGAACAATCTCTGCACACGCGATCCGGATACTACCGAGGAGCGCGACGAGCTGCGGAGGAAGTCCGTTGAATAAGCGCCAGTATTTGAACGCGATCCTGGAGACGCAGGAAGAGCTCGGTGGCGGTGGCATTTTCCTTGACGCGCATATTAAAGGCGTCGAAAAGATGACGGAATGGGAATTTGCAAACTGGATCGATCGTATTACGACCACGATCCGCAGGAGGTGGGCCGATGAGCAAAGAGCTTGAAGACGGAGATCGCGTTCAGCTCAAGTCTGACAAGACATGGGTTGGCAGCATTGATGAACTGTACGCCACTGAAAAGGGCGTGCCGGGGGTTTCGGTGGTCTGGGATCGCACTGGCTGCATCTCGGACCTTGAGCTTGATCAAGTGGAGGCTGAAGATGGCCAGAGAGCTTGAGGAAGCCGTTCCTATCATCAGAGAGCTATGCTTCCAGATTTTGAAGCTGGCGACCCCTGCGGAAGCTAACACATTGTTGAAGGAGGCTCAGAGCTTCCTGAATAAGTATAATCCAATTATGCGGACGGTGATTGTCAAATCTGAAGAGCCTGTCATGGAAATTGAAGAAGATTTCCTACGCTTTGAGGCGGCGAACGGCTGGCCCTATCGTTGGACTGAGGAGGATATGTTCACGCATATCACCGCCTCGCTCATGAACAAGAAACTGTTGAGGACGCTCTATGATAAGGGCGTCCTTGATGTGCATGATATTATCAACATCACAGGGATCATTAGCGGTCCCTATTATTTCAAGGGGAAGTATTCTTATGACATTTGATGATGAGATGAAAGACTTCATGGCAGGTGCTCGCCAGAGCAGTGAGTCGGTGATTGACCCAAAAACGCTCTACCGTTTTGGGCATCATCCGGACCCGATCGTCGATTGGGAAGTTGAGGTAGAGTGCCTGCACTCCGGCATGTTGGACCGTGAGCTCGGGCTGGAAGAATACGCTGGCGACGGATACGGCTGGCAGGAGCTCCTCGATCGCATTGTTCCGGCAATCCAGTTCGGTGCGAACCTGCCGCGTGATGAAGGCAACGTCGCTGCCAATTATCTGAAGCTGGTGCATATTGAAAACTGGCTGAACGATAACCGTTGGCGTAGGCCAGTCACTCCGATGCAGAAGGATACGCTGAACCGGTTTTACCGCGCTGAAGGCGGAGTGCCAATACAGATCATCGAAGTGATAGGGACAGGCGACGAGCAAGTTCTCAAGGTGCTGGAAAGCAAGCGGTCGATCCAGCGGGAACAGATAGTGGCGATGGAGGAGGGGCGTAAGATCGTCATCCTGCCAAATGAAAAGGGGGTCACCGAGCGTTTCAAGGAATGGTTCCGCGCCGCCAACGATCGCACCATCCTGCTCATTCTGACTTCGGTGTTCTTCAGCGCTCTGAGCGTCGCTTGCACTATCGGCGCGATGGTGACCCGATGAGCGGTCGAGGTAGGTTCCGGCATCTGCAGCCGAAGAGCATCAAGAACCAGCGCATCCTCGCGATCGCTAGAGCGAACACTCACCTTACGGCGATTGAGCTTCTTGAGGTTGTGCGGGTTGAATTCCCGGCGCATACGGAAGGTCAGCTCCGCATGATGATACATCATTATGATGTGCCAGTCAAAGTCAATAAACGTGCATGGCCTACCAAGAAAAAGGGTCCAGCCTATGCGGGCAAGCCAACGGCACCAGCAGCCCCTGCACCAGTGCTAGGACCGTTGCACACGGCCATACACAGCTATCATGGCCGTAGCCGGTACTTGCCCGCCTACTACGAGCTGTAGCGCGTGGCGGGCCGCATTTACGTCCGTTGGCGTAGACGTTTGCCGCCACTTAGTTTGAAGGAGCAGATGGAGATAATATGGAAAACGAAAGGCGTTGGCTTTCCTTCGAACTTGACAGTGTGGGTCGTCAAAGACGGATACATCAGAAGCTTCCGGAAGGGTACTCCTCGCGGTCGGCTGAGGTTCAGAGTTGGCGTCCATATGAAGCCGAAAGATGGAATTGGACGGCCCAAAAAGTAATGACTGGACTGGTCAATTTGATGGCGCGGACGGAACCGGTTTTTGAATACCGGCAGGGACTGAGCTTCGTCACCAAGCAGGAGATCATGGGCGGTGATTGTGTCTGGTTCGACGAGGCTGCGGATATCTCATACCTCGGTTGGGACTTGGCTTCTGAGGCTTCATGGTCCGTACATTATTGGATGACGCATATGGAGGAGTTGAGGTTGTATAATGCCAAATTGTTCCGTAGTATGCACTTGTAAGAGTACACGCCGCCTGAGCCAAGCACGGCAGCGCGGCACGGCGTCGGTTCTACAACTGACAGAAAAGGGGATTATCGTGGTCGAAGTAACGAAGAAGACTATTCACGTTCGCCTGCTAGGCAAGGGCGGCGAGCTCCACGCAGAAGGTGGGATTTCTATTGATATAATCAATCATCACTTGGTTTGCCGCGATGATAAGATTTATGCCTATGTTCCGGGCGGCACTGTCATGAGCAACGTGTTCATGGAAGTTGATTGGCCCTTCCTTATAACGGAGTTTTGATCATGGTCCTTGGGGGAAACGGCACGACCTTTAAGGCGGTCATGTATGAACAGTATGGCGACTGGAGCTTTGTGAGCTGCTTCAACCACGAGCACGAGATCATGCGCTTTGTGGAGCGGTTCAAGGAGCACGATCAGCGGCATGTGAAGTGGCCGACCGTGATTGAGGTTCCTATGGAGGAAGGTGCAAGACCAGCGCATTGGGATCAAGGCGTTTGGGTTTGCGTGTTCACTCGCAAGGGTGAATGGAACGTTACCAGCGACCTTAAATCGTGGTCCAAGGCGAAGGCGCACGCTGACGCCAGACTGTTGACGGAGCGCGATGTGGAGCGCGGCATTGCCGATGTGACCATTCGTTGCATTCCCTATCCGGAGGGGTATGACGGTGTCCGATGAAGATGACAGCTTGAAGCTGAAACAAGCGGCCTTTCGGAATTATCGACGGTTCAGGTTCCGTATGAAAGTCGGTAATTCATCCTGGACGCCTGAGTTCACTGCCATGAGCCAAGCGTCCTATCTGCGGCGCGCTGAGGCTATGGAAGCGGAGTTTCCGGAGTTCAAGCGCATTTACGATGAAATGGAGCGTATCCGGAATGGACGATAAAGAAATGGTGGACGCGTACCTCAAGGAGCGCGACACCAAAAACAATGAGCAGCGCGATAACGCTTGGCGGAAGTATTATATCACCAAGCGGATGCAGGCGGCGACTGCGGAAAGTAAACCGAGCCCTGTCCGTGATTATATGCGGAGGGCTCGGCTTGAAGTGCTTGCGAAGATTGAAGCAGAATACCCTGACTTCAAGGATATGTACGAAAGGACTTACCGTGTTACAACGTGACGGGAAAAAGATGACGAACGATGAATGCAAGGCGTTTGACCTTGGAGTGGAATACCAGCGGAAGAAGGAGGGTACTCATCCGTATACGGTCGGCCCGAACATGATGCTGCAAATCTTCCATCCTTTGGGCATGAGCGATCTGAGCGATATGCAGGCGATCCTTGATCAGGTGGAGCGGAGGCTGGAGCCGAAGAAGCCACGCCCGATCAGTGACAACGCCCTGCAGGAAAACTTCCGGTCAAATGCGACACCTTTGTGGCGGGAAATTTTTGACGCTCTGCGGACACATGAATTATCCAATATGATGGACCCGGATCAGCAGGGTTATTATCCGCTCGTCGATCGCCTGAGCCGGGATGGCGGCGGTGTCAGCATCGCGGACGGCGAAGAGGAGATCGCCAGCATCGTGGATTTGGTGCATGAGATCATCGCCAAAAAGCGTGAGTTGGTTTATGATCAGCTCACCAAGTCAATCACTACTGATCCGGATAAGACATTGCCGAACCTGGATCACTTGCGGATAAATCCGATACCTGTCAAGCTGGAGCCGGAGCAGGGCTTTGCTGATCTGATCGAGCTAGGCTCTGACGGCTGGTATTGGATCGACGATAGCGGCAAGCGCAATGGACCGTTCGAAACTCCAGCGGCTGCGGAAGTTCAGGGCAAGGTCTACTATGCAGCATTGGAGCGCGGCGATGCATAAGGTCACCTTTGAAGTTGACGCAACAAAATTGTTCGATGCGTTGCATGATATGAAAGGTGAAACCGCTGAGCTTGGAGCACGCGTCGTCGCTGCCCTGCTCACTGGTGAGGCTGGCATGATCGAGCGGATCGGCATGGCGTTCTATGGCGTCTATCCCAGTCCGCAGCTAGAACCTGAGCCGGAACTTTATCGTAAGGTTATTGAATACATCTACGGTGAAAACAGCAACGAAGCGATCGGCGGCTGGCAGAAGATGATGGAGGGCGGTATGACGCCGCCATTGCCACTGGAAAAGCATCTCATAGCTCAAGGGCTGGCTGGGAGACGGTTCGTCGACCCCAATCCGGATGACACTGAGCTGTATCCGATAGGGCATCCAAAGAACCCGCGCTAACCCTCAACACTCCCCGGATCGTGCATTGCATTGTCCGGGGTTTCCTATATTGTGGGAGCAGTTCCACAAGGGGTTAAGGCAATGAAGTTCCTCAAGAAAAGCCCACAGCGCGGTCGTCGTATGGTGTACGGCAGGGTTGAAAGTGCATACCTTGTAAAGCGTGAGGGCGAGACCTGCTACCGGCGCATTTACGAGGACTGGACGCAGCTCGAACAGAACGGCAGCACGAACCCGAAGAAGTGGTCTCCGGTGCCTCTGGTGATCATGGTTAAAGGCGAGAAGATTGCCTTTGATCGCAACGACTTGCCCAAGGAGAATTGATATGGGTTATCGTAGTCATCCATGCCCATGCGGTAGCGGTCAGGAGTCCTCCTGGAACTATGATGCACGCGGCATTGAATTGTGCCGGTCCTGTGACGTTTGCCATGACACCGAAATGGCGAAGTACCGGCCGGAAGTTTTAACGGACTCGAACTATCACGCTGATGAAGATATCGACGGCGATGATGGTGGAAAGTGGGAATATTGAAATGAGCACACTCGGACCATGCAATCTCGTCGTTTGGTACGGCGAGCACTATGAATATGAGCTGCGCAACGACGAAGCGGAAAAGTGCGTGAAGGAAGCCAAGCGGATCACCGAGAGCGTCGGCGGGCAGTGCGGCATGGTCAGCAAGGTTATGATCACCGACAGCGGTGATTGCTGCATTTTTGAATGGCGGTTCGGCGAGGGCGTTGTCTTCCCGACCAGAGAACAGTGCGCAGAGGAGTTGAAGAAGAATGACACTTAAAATCCGATACAGCGTTGTCAGCGTGAACAACTATGGCAATACCACGAACACCGTGATCACCGGCAGCTATGCGGAAAAGCTGGCCGATGCGCACTACAATGAACTGGTGCTTGACAAGAACACAAAGTACGTCGTAGAGCTGGTGTTCAAGGATGACGACAAGCAGGGGAATGTCCGTGCGGAGTTCTTCGCTAAGAATGGTCCGGTCGTCGAAGAACAGATTTTCCCACGGAAGCCGCGCACTCGTGAAGAGTATGCTATTCATATGAGTACTCGTCAGGGTGACAGCCGAGACAATGGCGGGTTCTTCACGGCTCACGTTTGGCGTGACATAGATGGACATGAGCGCATCCTTGATAACGCCACGGCATGCCTCAATGACATCGTCAATTATGAAAATGAGCTAATGAAAAAGAGCCCAAAAAATTACGAGGATTTTTGGGCGGTGACCGGTCGGGATTATGACCGGTGGGGTAGAAAGGTCCCAGCGACGACCGGTCCAGCTTCCTCGGAGTGACCGGTCCGATATGATGACCGGTCCAATGACCGGCTTGGTTGAACGACCGGTCCAATGACCGGTCCAATATCACACAGGAGAGAACAAATGGCAGATGTGAAAATTGCAGGGAATACCGTGGCGATGCTCCGGGAGGCGTGGCCTGAGGAGCTGGCTAACAGGCTCAACAGTGACATCTGGGTGGCGTATGTCGATTGCCTCTGCGACATGGAAAGCTACGATGATGAGCTGAAGCTTGCCGATCTGATGGCGAAACTCGGGGATGGTTTCTGATGCCTAGCAGAACATTCCTCTTCTCGATGGCGATGAGCCTAAAGCAATCTCAAGTCGCTCTTGAGGATGGATTTAAATCGTTCTATCATTCTGATCGATCAGCGGCGATGGTAATGCAGGGCTCAGCCTATGTTGTCGGCGCACTCGCGAAGGCTTACGAGGATTGCGCGATGATGCCGTCGGAGGAAACCGTCATGACTGGCGACGACGCCATCACGATCATTCCGCCTCCGACATGATCGTAGATTAGTTCAAATTTTAATTAAATGTGGATCGCATTTTATTAAAGTGCGGTCCATAAAACTTTAGTAAAATGCACTTCAAATTTGAACTAAGTGCGGTTCATTAAAGTTTTAGGTAATTGAGAGTAAAACTGAACTCAGTGGCATTTTAATCAAATGGCTTGGATCAGGAATGTTGCATTTTAATCAAAGGCTCGCGGTCCTTGGTTAACGGACAAATCGGCAGGTTTAACGGTCCGTGAACCATACTGCCGCCGAGCAATATCAGCTGAGGCTAATATCCCAATGAAAACAAGTAGATCGGCGATAGCGGATTTTTCGGGTAGGAGTACCGGAAACCGGAGATCTCCGTGTACGGGCTTGTATGGCGGGATATGGCCCTGTCGGCCTTTTGGGCAGCATGCGCCGGGAAATCCCTACACATTATATATAGGGCGGGATCATGCGGCATTTTATTAAATCATTATTCTCGTCAGCACCGGAGAATTCGGTTGCACGGCCCGAATATATTCCTACAGTAATAGTCACACCAGCCAATCACGGTCTGGGGTCACACCAAAAGGGGTTTTGTAATGACCGTAAAGAACGCAACTGCCACGACCGAAAATGCCGCTCCTGTCGCCGACGAAGGCATGAAGGCAAAGATCGCCGCCCTGCTCGCCAAGGCAACGGGCACTGACAACGAACACGAAGCCGAAGCCTTTATGACAAAGGCGATGGAGCTGATGGCGAAATACCAACTGCAGCATTGGGAACTACGCGACAAGGAAGACCCAATGGGCCAGACGCCAGCATGGGCCACGAACAAGAACCCGGTAACGTGGAAGAAGTACCTGATTAACGCGATTGCGAATTACTACGGCGCGTCCTGCATGATGACCACAACCCCGACGGGTGTACGCTTTGACTTTGTAGGCCGCGAAAGTGCCCGCATTACCGCCGGTGAAATGTATCCGTTCATCGTCGCACAATGCAAGGCTGCAGGAGCCAAGCTTTTTGCAACCGACGGCGACATGAATGCCAAGCGGCATACGCGGAAAGTAAGCCATGCCCTGAGCTTCCGCCTGACGAAGCTGGTAGCGGAGCGCATGGCGCACGACTTGGAACAAAAAGGCAAAAAGGGTGAAATGGCCCTGACCAAAGTGGATGAGTTGCAGGCCTACCTTGCGACCCTGAACCTTGGCACGGCAAAGAGCGGCAAGATTGGCGCTGGCGGAAACCGCCACAAGGATGCGGCCGCAAACGTAAAGCTGGAAAAGCAAGTAGCGGGCCAGACGGCAGGGCAGGCGCGCATTGCAGATAGCGCGGCATAAACCGCCAACCATACCTTTAAAACGCTTAGGCGGGCTCCTGTAGCCCGCCTTTTGCCGTTTGTGGCGCGGCGCATACCGGGCTTTGGTAGGGCAAGCCGTGCCGCCAGCGGTATACAGGCGCACTCCCGCCGGAAAACAGGCTATACAGGAGCCCGCCAGCGGACTTCGTCGGGTGTGGATGGCCTACGGTATGGAAAACAGGAGGAACGCGCCCTTGGGCTTGTATGGCGGGATACGGGCATAACGTCCCATAGGTTGCAGGACTTGGAAGGCATTTACAACCAAAAAATACCGAGATCGCGACGGCGGGAAGTTTCGGGTGGTAGTACCGGAAAACCCAAACGTCCGCTGGCGGGCTTGTATGGCGGGAATAGGGGCTATGCTGAATAAGTCAACGATATATACAATTGCGATGAGTTTGTTATTGTTTTCTTAACGGATCAGGCGCATATTGCTCTCACGGCATTAGGCCGCTGGGTTCACTGATATGGCTAAAGTCCCTAACTACGTTCATGATGCAAATGTCGCGGGTCTGGCCCGCCCTGCCGCTCACGGTCCTTTTGTGCGCAAGCCCACAAGCGACAACACTCCTAGTATTGAATGGCTGGCAAACCGCTTTGCCTCACTGGCAGGCAATGAGCCGGAGCAGACGGCATTGTTTGAAAGTTTGCCGCTTGACATACAGGATGCACTTTGGGCACGTTGGGAGCTGAACTAATGCTGACCAACATGCCGCTCCACGTATTGCTTAAAATGGCGACCCCGGAAGCGGTTGCTGAGCTGAAACGCCGCAAGGAGGCAAAATAATGAGCGCGATTAATATTAAGGCTGAGGTTGAAACCGTAATTAAGCGCGAGCTTATAGGCCATGAAAAGGCCGTGGTCATTTTCCTGTTTCGTAGCGGCATGGCGAACCCCATTGACATTGCCCGCGAAATGCTGACCCGCCATTTGGCGAACAATACCACGCGCCATGAGGCCGTCATGGCTGAACGTGCCGACTTGCTAAAACAGCTGGCGGCGATTGACAATTAACCAAAAGGATTAGTTAAAATGCATATGGTCATTTTCCGCGAGCACGGCAAGCTTAACCTTGAAACCGCCTATATTGGTCCGTTTGCCGACGCGGACGCCGCTTTTGAATATTTGTGCGAATTGCCTGCGCTGGGATTTGTCCCGCAAGGTGAAAACCCCGGAGTTAAGTATATTGTTGAATTGCAAGCGCCGGACATGCTGGCGCTGAGCGAAGTTGAAAAGGCACAAATCAATGGTTAAGGCTTTTGTGCGGTATGTGGACGCCTACCCAAAGCGCCCGCCGGAGCCGGTAACGGACGCCAGCTATAGGGCATGGCTTGCGGAGGTTGCGGGGTATTACGGTCTGGAAAGCCACCCGTCGGCACCATACGCGGATTTGTATGCAAGTCCGGAGTGTGCAACCGTGGCGGAAGCTAAGGCGTTCGTGCGGGAGCAGGGGTATAACAGGGGTTACACGCTTGGACCAAAAGGCGAGCGGCATTTTAGCTGGAGCATTACCAATGATTAAAACTTTAACTATCGCGCTCATGGCAGGGCTGGTCGGGGCGACCCCGTTGCATACCAATGTTGACTTGTTTGCCGTTACTTGGACAGGTGAAGTATATATTGCCGGGAGCGGTGATGATTGTACTGCAGCGTTCAAGGGCGCGGTCATACCGGCGGATTGGCGGTTGTTGACTTGCTTGCGGAGTGAAGCATACCGTTGAAGTGTAGCGTGTTGTTGTTGGGAGCGGGCTGGTTTATACTGGCCCGCTATTGGCGTTGAAGAGGGTTACTGTGAAAAAGAAACAGCAAGTAAATGATGCGACAGTTGAAGAGTATGCAGCGATACTTGAGCGATGTAAAACTCATGCGGAGCTAACTACGGAATACCGCAACGGCAATATAAGTCGCAGTCAGTACAATAAAGCGGTGCATAAAATAATGAACGGGAAGTATAGAAATGACAAAGCGTAGTGAAAACTCCACCCGTCGGGTTAGGAGCGACAAGATTGCCCGCATGCCCATGAGCGGTAGGCGGCATGAACCCGGCGCAACGCGGCGGAGCGGAACGCAACGTATTAAGAAAGCGGTAACGCTGGCGGGCTATACCTTGGGAGTGGACGTTAAATGGGTTAACCCAGTGATAACGGTTGCACGGGAGGATATGCTGCAACCTTTGCTTGAACAGTTGCAGGCCTGCGATTGTGATGCGGAAATTGATGTTAACGAGAAGTTAACTATATTCATTAGCAAAGTGTGGTTACCGAAGGAGCGGAAGGCGCTGCAAACGGAGAGGCTGAGGGCGGTCCGGCGGCAATGGGGTGATGACGTATAGGTTGTATTAGGGTTCACTTGCTCACGGTTGTGTGTAAAATTTTAAACTCGTTTTAACTTTGGGGTAAATTATGACTAATAGACTAGTAAAATGGTGTGCAATTACATTAGCAGTCGCTTGCTCATATGCTGGCGGGGCTTGGAGCACGGTTGAACTATACCGGAGCGAGGGAGCGCGGTCCTTTGCCTATGGCCTAAGCGAACAGTATTGCTGGAATGGTGTAGCGCTGGACTGGCATGACGGGAGGTTTTGTAGTGCGGTATACATGATTGTTGGTGAATATTAGGACGCTGCCATAGGAGGCCGCTGGCGCGTTCTTTGGCGTTGGGTAAGGGGCTACTAGGGTAGGGTATGTGGAACGCGCTGGCGGGGCTTTAATGGGCTCCCTAGCGCGTTTTGCTTTGTGGTTAGGGGTATGGTTTGGGGTTTTGGGTTATGGGTTCATTGTCCGTGGTCCTTGGGTCCAAAAAAGGCGAGAGTTGGGGCTAAAATCATGCTCTCAAGTATACTGTTAGTTGCAAGTACTCAGTGCCAAGTACACGCGTTCAAAGTTTTTATTGGGTTTAACCTTACCCAAAGTATAGAAATATCTAATTATAATAAATTCCTTCACGGGGGAGGTAAGTAAGGTAGTAATATAAATAAAACCTGAACGGTTGCAGCCATGCGGCAAATACAACCATGTCCGCAGAAGATATCGCCTTTTTTGGTTATCTATTAGTCAATGCTAACGAAGGCATGCAACCTGTAGCGTGTAAACAACCACTGCTCTCAACGAGAAACGGTAATTATTCTTTGCGCGAGGACCGTCGCCAATCCCCTGTCCAGCAAGCCTTCCGATCACCCCTACAAGGCACACAGAAGCCCGCCAGAGCGCACCAGTCCATGGACCGTACCCTCATAGCACCCGGAAACTACCGCCTGACAGTGAGCTTGCATGGCTGGAGTAACACTGTTCAACCATTAAAATTAGATTAAAACTTTATCAAATAGTTCCATAATGCATGTTATGCAGCATATGCCAACGTCAACGGACAAATAACCTAACGTTTACAATGGGATAGCAGTGTTGATAAGTATTGTTCAAGTAGTTCAAACTACTTCAATAGCATCCTGCAGTATAGTTCAAGGTTAATGAACAGCTAACAGTTGTGTAAAGTTTTAGCTAAATGATACTCAAGCCCCCTGATAGTTAACAGTTCATTAAGAGATATGGTTAACGCACACCTCTCATTAACCATTTGACTGAACGATTTGTTAACCATGCACCCCCCCTGACTGACGGCGGCGACCTCGTAGGGCGATCGCCCCTCCCCCTCCCTAAGCGCGACCGAATTTTACCGATTAAAACGATCCACGGACCATCACCAATTACAAACCGACTTTGCCCCAAGAACCCAGGACCACGACACCTCTACCATGAGCAATCACCACAGCGACGCGATCCAAATCCCACCGACCGTCGTTGATGCTTCTAAACCCACGGCAATTGTACCAAGAAAAACGGATAAAGCCCCGAGAGAATGGCTACTCTCGGGGTATGCCGGACTTCCTTGCGCGGCTGGCTCTCACGATTGAGACCGCTCGTCCCCTCGAATACGCTGCACGGCTATTACCGGTTCTAGGACACTGGCCTTGCGTCCCAATCGGGCGAGGCTCTGATCAACGTATTGCTCCCACCATACCACAACCAAGAACCCAGGACAACGAATAACCTTGCATTCACATCGCAAATATGCTATTCGCAAGAGCGAACTCGAATGCGATCCCACGGCACAGGAATATCATGGCACGCCCAGAAACCGTCTACAAACGGTTCACTCTCAAAGCATGGCAAGGCTGGAGCGAACTCTACGAACCCGGAATAGGCAGCGGTATCGGTTATCCCGACGTTCAGCTCATGTGCCCATCCAGCCATCGCCTGCTCCCGTTGGAGTACAAGGTCGGAAAGGTTCGCAAAGGTCGTATATTCCCGGAAGAAGTGCGCCCATCTCAGATCGTATGGCATTATAAGTTCGCCCGCGCCGGTGGAGTATCATGGGTGATCACAGGTGTAAAGCGTCCGGGTCCAGAAAATATCTGGGATAGCTACGCCTTCGATGGTAAGCGCCTCAGCGACGAGGACTGGGAATTGGGCTTCGAACTGAACTCCTGCTTCAAGTTCGGACCCGAGCATATCAATGAAGACTTGCAGAGACTGATCATCAACGCTTTTGGAGGGACACTAAAGTGAGCACACTCAGCTGGATTAATACCGGATTATACCCCATACACGCAACTCCGCAATGGTTCTGCGTCTCCACTTTTGGTAAGCTCCAGGTGGAGGTCACCCAAGCAATCAACCTTTTGGGTGAGATGATGACGCAACAGGACCCATCCCTGGAGATCGTCGCCTACTGCCCGATGGACCAATATATTACGCGCCCGCGAGGGAGGCGCAAACTCCCGCCGAAAGAGCAAGAAGTCGTCGTGCGCAGGCCGATGCTGGGAGGATACATCTTCGTCAAGATGCTCGGTACGGATCAGCAATGGTATCACATACGCGGGCAGCGCGGATATTATAATGTGCTCTGCAATCATGACGTCCCGGTGCGCATTCCGGAAGCGCTTATCACGGAGCTCCGTATCCTTGAAAACGACCTCATGCCTCACGCGCCAATCATCGACAAGTCGATCAAGAAGGGCAGTCGCGTGATGATTGTTCGCGGTGAATGGAAGGGGAATGAGGTTCCGGTCTTGGCTATTGATGGAGTCCTCGCTACCGTCCAGGTCAGCCTTTTTGGGAAGGATTTGCCGCTCAAAGTCCCGTTAAGTTTTCTGACGATGGCGCCGAAGAAACCTCTTGCAATCGCCTCGCAAGTCGCGTATGCATGAGGGTAGGGCATACGTCATTGGTTTCGCTGGATAAAACCCCCTCCGGGTTAAGGTTTAAGTCCACGCAGTGCAGCACTCTTCTCGGGAACTCCCTGAGATGAAGTGCCGCGCATCTCGAGACCTGATTGAGCTCTCAACGATCGCCCCGGAAGAGTTCCTTATGGTCTCGCCTTCCGGGGCGATCTCATTTCGGGCGGCTCGAGATCCTCCAAGCCTCGCCGCCCAACACTCCTCGGGGTAAGATCGTTCAGTGCGGGGTTGATCTCCTGACCTGTTGATCCCAAGTCTCGGTCAAAGCGTGCACAGCTTAACCTTGGCTTCCCCGAGACGAAATCCACCAGAGCGCTGATACACTCCTCAGCTCGGCACCTTCGGTTCTGTCGCATCCGTGAGAATGCTTAAAGAGAAAAGGCACGCGCATGGCTCATCAACAGATGGCTGCAAGCGCGACAATTTCAGAAAGGAGTACGCCGTGTCTGACGAAAATGAACTGCCGGATCACGTGCAGTCCTTTATTGATAATCCAGAACAGTATGCCTCCTGGAGCGTTGAGCTCGGCGACAAGTTCTGTGAGCTGATTGCGGCTGGTCTGACAATGGATCAGGCTATGCGTTATCCGGGAATGCCTGCGACCAAGAACACGATCTACGCTTGGCTGCACAAGTATCCGGATTTCAAGGAGAAATACAAGATCGCCAAGATGGCTCGCGTTGAGAGCTATGTTGACGAGATGATTGAGATTGCGGATGATTGCACTGATGACATCACTATGGGTGTCAACGGTCCAATGATCAAGACCTCCAGCATTCGTCGTGCGGCCCTCCGCATTGACACCCGGAAATGGATCGCGGCCCGCATCAATCCGGACTACAACGAAAAGCTGGTCAATGAGCACACTGGTCCTGGAGGCGCTGCCCTTGGGAACACGATCGTTCAGTTCACCTTGCTGCCGACTGGGACCGTCCTGCCGAAGCCGGAAGCGGACCCCGTTGCTGAGTTCGTTGAACAGGTCAAGACTGAGGACGCATAATGGCTGCTCCACGGCGTGCAAATTTCGCTGGGAACAGCAAGAAGACATGGGATCAGGTGCAGCTTGAATTGGCTACAACTGGAACAAGTCGCGTCTACGGTCTTGGAACGTTTACGGTCCGGACGGTCTGCGCTCAAAGTCGCTTGAACATAATCAAGGGTATCTACGAGGATATCCCTGAGCGCAAGTACGTTGACTTTGAGCAGGATGCTAAGTTGCGAACTATCCTCAACCCCTTTTGGTTCGGTGATGAACGTGACGAAGAGCAACGGTCCGCCAACAATTATACTGTCCCGAGGAGTTTGGGCGCATGACATGGTTCGTATGTCAGTATCTAGTCCTCGCGGCGCTCGGTTTAACCGGATTTGTTTACATCTTCGGTGAATAGGTTCGCTCCGGGGTTCCCTCCCTGAGTGATCAGCTGCCGGAAGCGAAGGTTCATGTCGTTCTATAGCTTCCGGCGGCACCAATTATTTCTCATTATTCCCCAGGATTTCTCACGATTTCCTGGGGATTTTGCTAATTTTCAAGCTCTTTCCGGAGAGTTTTAAAATTCGCAAAGGAGCCCGGAGATGGCTGATGAACAATGCATTGACGCGTGCGCTCCTAACGTTGCGCAAGACCTCCCAACCAACGCTGCTCCTGTAATGGCTGGCGGCGGCGGTGGAGTTGGCCCTCAAGGTCCGCAGGGTCCTGCCGGTGCTCAAGGTCCGCAGGGCGCAACTGGTCCGCAGGGTGCTGTAGGTCCTGCCGGTCCACAAGGTCCTGCCGGTCCGGTCGGTCCTGCTGGAGCTGACGGGCTCAACGGCGCTGATGGCGCTCAGGGTCCGCAGGGCGCGACGGGCGGCGGTCTGGTTCCGGATGAATACGGCGACCTGACTGATGCCAAGATCGCAGCGATTGAAGCCGCTGGCATTGAATGGGTTTACGTCGTAAATCCTGAAGGTGACTTGCGTGCTGACCAGAACGTTCCGCCGTCCCTTGCTGGTGACATGGAACGTCACATCATCCAGTTTCAGCCTGTCATGCCGACCCCGACTTGGCAGGATTTTGGGTTCTTCACTGGCGTTGAAGGTCCGGTCGGTCCGACTGGTCCTGCTGGTGCTACCGGCGCGACTGGACCGCAGGGTCCGGCTGGTCCGGCTGGTGCGGATGGTGCTCAAGGTCCGCAAGGTATTGCCGGTCCGCAAGGTCCAGATGGTCCCGCTGGTCCGCAGGGTCCAGACGGCCCGCAAGGTCCACAGGGTCCACAAGGTCTCATCGGTAACACTGGTGCGACTGGACCAACTGGACCGGAGGGTCCGCAGGGCGATCCCGCTCCGCCACTGGAAATTACTGACACCGCTACGATCAATCTAGGCGGCACTGGTGAAGCTGGTACTCCTCTGACTGCTGATGTAAAACTCAGTGCTGTCACCGGTAATCAGCTCACGGCTGATGCGGCTGGCCTTTTGGTTGTCCCGGAAGTTACGATCGTTGTCGACGCCACCACGGCCAAGACCATCGCGCTTGCGGATACCAATAAGTACATCCGCATGACGAACGCTAGCGCGAAGACGCTGACGGTCCCACCGAACGCGACACTGGCCTTCCCGCAAGGAACCACGATTGCGTTCATCAACGCGAACACTGGCAATCTGACAATCACTCCAGGCGCTGGCGTGACAATCAACAAGCCCTCCACTCAGACGTTTGTGCTCGCTGCATTCTCGTCTGCCATCCTGACTAAGGTCGGAACGGATATCTGGGACTTGGCAGGAAACATGGAGCCGGTCTAATGCCGTCAATGATGAACATGCGGAAAGGCATCTACACGCGCAAGCGGAGTGGAAACGCCTTTCCGGCGCGGTTTAAGGCACTGGCAATTTCCGACACCGCTGGCTGGTGGCGCTGCGAGGATGATCCTAAGCTCGGTGGTCCGGGTGGTTGGGTCAACATCGCAGGTACGCCATTCTCCAGTGTGATCGGTATTGCCTATTCCGGTCCACTGCGTCGGTTCATCGTTGCGAATTATGCGGCTAATCAGATAGCTTATTCTGATGACGACAACGTGACCTTCACTACTATCGCGGTCCCGTTCGCTGCTTATTATCTGAAGTTCGTGGCGATGCATAATCTGTTCTATGCATTGACAAGCACCGGCGCTGTTTACACTTCACCGGACGGCATTACGTGGACCGCCAAAACTGCTCTTGGCTTTGTGGCTAACTCCATGGGGTTCTCCCCTACCCTCGGCTCCGGGGACGGTCGCATCGTTGCAGTCGGCGGAGCCAGCGCCAAGTATTCCGATGACAAGGGCGTAACGTGGACAGCCGTTACGACAACGGCTTCCAATGCCGTCGGCTGTGATTGGTCTGCAAAGAACGGTCTGTTCAACATCGGCAGTCGCGGCACGAACGGTCTCCTCTACAGCTTGGATGGGATCACGTGGGTGATTGGCGTTGGTCCGGCGAGCTATAACTACATTGCGACAAATGAGCGGACTGGTTTTGCTCATGCTGGACCACACCAAGCTGGGACTTTTGGTGCTCGCTCGACGGATGGCAAAGTGTGGAGCGCTGGCAACATGCCTGCCGGTCTCGCAGTGACAACCCAATGGCTTGGTGATCGCGGCGTGTTCTATGCCGGATACTTCGGCGCAGGAACCTTCTGGGCTCCTGATGATAACTCCAGTGGTTGGACGTCTTCAATTCCAAACGTCGCCAACTGGTATGCGCTTGGTCACACGGACCAGACTTTGAACCCGGACTAAGGAGCTTGCAATGGTGAACGTGGCGCGTCGTAGAATTCATCGCCGCCACGGCCCACCCGCTCCAGCTTTCAAAGCGGTCGCAGTAGGAACTGAAAACTTCTACCGTTGCACTGGTGACATTGCGAACGGCTGGGTTCAAATCCTGCCTAAGCCGGTTCCGCAATCCCTCGCAGTTGCGTATTCCGGTGCTTTGACGCGCTTTGTCATTGGATCGTACAATACGCTGCAAGCAGCTTATTCCGATGACTACGGCGTCACTTGGACGAACGTTGCCATCCCGGGTATTTTCCATGCTCTCATATGGATACCCACCCAAAATCAGTTCGTAGCTTTTGGGCCATCCACCTGCTACACTTCACCAGACGGTATCACGTGGACAACGCGTACCATTGCTGCCGTCTCGTGGAACTCCGCTGCTTACTCGCCGTCCTTGGATCGCATCGTAGTCGTCGGCCCGAGCACTGCCGCCCGTTCTGATGATGGCGGTGTCACATGGACTACGGCTGCTACGACCTCCACCGGAGGCAATGGCGTGATGTGGTCTGAAAGCGACAGTCAATTTGTTTTGGCTTCTCGCACCGGATCGTCAGTCATGACTTCCCCTGACGGGATAACTTGGACTGAGCGCGCGACTGGCGTGCCGTCCAATTCTCCTGCTCAGAATACTATCGACAATGACTATCTCGTGTCACCGCAAACGCTCACGACTGGTCTGAAATCGGTAGACGGTATCACCTGGACTGCCGCTGCGATGTTCTCCGGATCACAACCTGTCCTTAAATGGGCGCGTGATCGTAGTTCGTTCCTCTCTGGCGGCTTCAGCACTGGACTTTTCTTTAGCACTCTCCCGGCTGGCGGCTGGACTGGCTGCACTGTCAGCGGCATCGCTACCGGCGGATCGTTCTACGGCATCGCGACAACGGACAGCGTAAGCAATCCGTAAACCAACGGACTTACCGATTAGGCGATGTCTTGACGGTCAGAATGCAACTATTACCCCGTTGGTGTGTTATGCTTGAGTAAGGGCGTAACACTCCCAGAGGTTGAGATCATGGCGGACTTCAATGGAACCTCAAACTCTGGGAATAGCAGAGCGCATCTCGTCATTGCTGCTGGATCAAGGTCTCGTCGGAATTGCATTACTTGCGATGGGTTACGTGATCTACAAGCAGGATGGGCGGATACAAACTCTCACGGACACCCTGATCAAGTTGGGTCAGGAAAGCGCCCTCGTACAAGAACGGTTGCTGACTTCTTTAAAGTCACTCACCGATTACTTACGGGGCAAGGGAGCGGATTAGTGCCAAACTTCCTATCACGGATATTTAACCCGGATGACACGGACCGCAAGTTAGCGCTGGCTGTCGTGACAAAGGGTCGCATCGAGATAGAGAACGCCAGTCACAGTCTGGAGCTGATCATTCGCCGCGCCATTCGCGAACAAAACAGGTTGCGCCCAAAGCAATCTGACCACTGATCAAACCGCATTCGGAAGGGAAAACTCTGATGCTTAACACGCAATTGAAGACGCTTGAGATGGAAAAGGATGCGGCCGATGCGGCCATGCGTCTGAATGAAGCTCTCGAGAATGCCGAGCGGGAAGTTTCAACTCCCCTGCGCACTGACATCACGCGGGCTCAGCGTCGTGCCAAAGAGAGTGAGATGAACCTGCTCAAGAAAAAGCTGGCAATGCTCAAGCTCAAAGGCGCACGACTGACTGCAATGATCAATCATGCGGCTAAAGCCAATGCTCCCAAATGATCGAGCACGCCAGACCGAGCGCGTGCGCAAAGCCCGTATATGGTATAGGCGGCGGGCGGCTGTAGAGCGCATTGTAGACCGGACATTTATATTCTTTCTGTTCGGTTACGAACTTCCGCACAATTCCAGATGGATTTTGTTCGCAGGCATGTTCTGGAACGACTGCCCCATCTGCTTTTGGTATCGCGGAGTAACTTTTGGGTTTCTTTTGGGAGGCTTTTTGGCGTGGACCTCCTGTTACCTGTTCAACTGATCCACGTCAAGGAGAACGACATGGCTTGCTCATCCTGCGGCAAAGCTCGAGTTCAGGCAAGCGGCAATTCACAAGGTCGCCGCAATCTGAACCAAGGCACTCAGCCCACCGGCATAAAGACTGTTGACAGTCAGTCAATCAAAGGTTCGCCAACTGGTCCAGTTGCTTCCAGTCCGAACCGCACTGCCTCCACCCGTACCAAGGTCTGATAAATGGCGGACCGGGTTGTCCAACTTTCGTTGGGCGAGAAATTCGGTCCGCTCTTCCAGCCCTATCGTTACAAGGCGCTGTTCGGCGGGCGCGGTTCCGCTAAGTCGCGGTCAGTAAGTCTTGCCCTGAGTGTCATCTCCAGCCAAAAGCCGACACGTATTGTCTGCGGACGTCAGTTCCAGAACTCAATTCGTGACTCCGCTAAGTCTACCATTGAAGGCCGTATCAAAGAGCTAGGGTTGCAGCGTGACTACAACGTCACGCACAACGAGATCGTCCATCGGCGCTTGGACAGTCGCTTCACGTTCGTCGGTCTTGAACGCAACATCGACAGCATCAAATCGCTGGACGATATTGACATATTTTGGATCGAAGAAGCTCGTAACGTGAAGGCACGTTCATGGGAGCTTCTCGTCCCGACCATCCGTAAACCCGGCTCCGAGATATGGTGTACGTGGAACCCGGTAAGTCCTGAAGACCCAATCGACGACTTCTTCCGTGGGGCTTTCCCGCCGGAGGATGCTTACATCCAGCGTGTCGGTATCGAGGATAATCCTTGGTTCTATCACGGCGAAATGGCCTCCGACATGGAGCGTATGAAGCGTTCCAATCTGAAGCGCTTTAAGCATGTCTGGTTGGGTGACTACGATGAGATGAACGAAAGCCGCGTCTTCACCAATTGGCGCGTCGGCCGTCTCAACACCAGCGAATATGACATGCCACGGTTCGGCATGGACTTTGGTTTCAGCCGAGACCCTAGCGCTTTGGTGAAACTCTACGTGCTCGAGAGAACACGCCAGATTTACATCGCGCAGGAAATGTTCGGTCACATCCCGCTTGACGACATGCCATCCGCAATGGATGAAGTCAGTGAAGTGCGGCGCTACCCAATCACCGCTGACAGCTCGCAGCCAATGACAATCGACTTCCTCAATAAGAGGCGGTTCAACGTCAGAGGCTCAGTTAAAGGTCCGGGCAGCGTGAAATCAGGCGTGAACTGGCTGCAAGGCTATGAGATCGTCATCGACCCTGAATGCGTCCACATGCAGGAGGAAGCGCGGCTCTATAGCTGGAAGGTTGACCCACTAAGTCAGAAACCCTTGCCGGTCCTTGAAGACATGGACAACCACGGCTGGGATGCTGTCCGATACGCAACTGAAGACCTTCGTCAAAACAACGCGGTCGGAATGAAAAGGATACAGCTCTGATGGCTTGGTTCCGTAAAGCAGCAGCCGCCGTCAATCGTCTGGTCAGTGATCCAACCAAGCGCCTTATGGGCGGGTTCATTATGACTGGCACTCGTCCGGTGCTCAGCTATCAGGAGTTCATCATTGCTGACGAAGCGATGAAGCATCCTATTGTCAGCCGTTGCATCAACAAGATCGGTCTCAGCTGTCAAGGCGTGCGCTGGTATGTCGAGGCGACGGGTGAGAAGGGAGTACCGGCACCATCCGCCTCCACTCTCAAAGCCATCCAGAAGGTATTGGATAATCCATGCGACACCATGGATGCCGCCCAGTTCAAGTACTGGCTCGCGATCAATAAAGCGTGCTATGGACGTTGGGCTGTCAAAGTCGGAAGGGACATACGAAATGACGTCGGAGCACTCTACCCGCTTGCCGCGCGATATCTCAAAACCGTTGTCGGACAAAGTGGTGCAATCGATCGATACGAGTACGGGACCGGAGAAAACTTCGAACGCTTACAAACGCGGCGTCAGGTCGACCCAGGACGTAAGAACGAGTTCTCCGCCGCCTTCGCCTACGAATACGTCACGCCGGGGCTAAATCCCCTGAGCATGATCGTGAACATTGAAGGCAAGAACAGTAGCCCACTCCAGGCTTTGGGCTTGCCATCACAGATCATTACCATGCTGCTCCAACGGGCGCATGACACTGCATCTGGTCACGCGAACTTGAAATACATCGTCTCTGCGGAAAAGACGTTGACTGGCCCCCAAGAGGAAGAACTCAAGGGGGAGTTTGATGATCGTGAGGTCGGCGCGGAGAAATCCGGTAACGTCCTCCTGCTCACCAATACTTCGGTCAAGGTTGACACGCTGGATAACGGCATGAGTGACATCCACTCAAAGGTCCCGCTTGACGATATGACCCGCATGATCTACTCAGCTTTTGGTATTCCTATCGCTCTCGGCGGTATCGGTTCATCGGACGCTGCCAAGTTCGCCGGGAACTACAACGCCTCGCGACAATCCCTGTACGAGGACACCATCATCCCAGCCTACCTCGATCCAATCGCGGCAGGCCTCACCACTGCCATATGCCCGCCCGGATGCCGCATTCGGTTTGACTATGACAGTATCGAAGCGCTCGCACAAACTCGTGCGGATCGTGCCTTGAAGCTCACGCCTGTCACGTTCCTTACCGGACCTGAAAAGCGTGAGCAGATCGGCTTCCCGAAAGAGGGCGGTCCTCCGGAGCCGGAAACGAGCAACACGACACCAGCGCCGGAGAAGAAGGACGAAACGACATGACGGTCAGCCAGCTAAAGGCTAAGAAGTTCACGCTGGATATGTTCTTCACTCCTGCTACTGAGCTCGAGTTGAAGGCTATCGGCGACGGCAAACCGGAAGGCTTCGTTGCCGGATGGGCCAGCACTCCCGGTCTTGACACATATCGCGATATCGTCCTCAACGGCGCATTCGCAGATGCTATCAAGGATCGCGGTCTGCAAGGTCCAAAGGGTATCAAGCTGCTCATCGGTCACAACTGGAACAAGGTTGGCGGCGCGATCGAGAAGCTGGAATACCGCAAAGGCGGGCTTTGGATTGAAGCTCAGCTGAACCTCAACATCACGTATGCAAAGGATTGCTACGAGGCGACGAAGTCCAGCGGCGGCATGAACTTCTCTGTTGGGTTCATGATCCAGGATTACAGCTACAAGAAGGATGACAAGGATCTTACTTACCTTGAAATCCAGCGTGGCGATCTATTTGAAGTCTCCATCGTGCCGTTCCCTGGGAACACGGAATGCACCATGGAGTTCGTCAAGTCCGCCGTCAATGAGCTCAACCGCAAGGATGCTGAGACCATTGACGATATCAATCTCGAAGTTCCGCCAGCTACGTTGGCTGAATTTGAAAAGCGCCTGATCGCTACTGGTCTGGTTGAAAACCGAAACGCTGCACGGCTGATCACCCTGGAGGTCAAATCAGCCGTTCACCTGTTCGGCAAGTCTCCTTTAACTCCGGAAGTTGAGGAGAAGACGACGCCCACGCCCTTGGTGGCAAAGGAGAGTATGTCTGCAATGCAGTCCCACATCGAGGCTTTGAAAAAAGCCTTCACCTGATAATTCGTCAACCAAGGGTTTTGACATGAACACGAAAACCGCAGAAGAGCTTGGCATCGAAAAGATGCTCGGCGAAATGAATGACATCGCTGCCGCCGCCAAGAAGGCTCGCGACGCTGCTGATGATCAGTACAAGACACTGACCAATCAGTTCAACGGCGTTGAAAACACCAGCAAGGAACTTTCCGAAGCTGTCAAGAAGCACGCTGCTGAATATGCCGAAACTGTTGCGGCTGTCCAGGAACTGACTGCTTCGATGGAAATGCTGAAGAAGGAACTGGACGCTCCGGCATTCCAGAACGAAGCCTCCCTGAAGGAACATGACCGTAAAGCGGCCATCGAACTCCAGAAGCGCATTCACGTCTTCAAGGGCGGCGAAGAAACGGACTTCCGCGTCGACAACGACAATCTGGTCAAGATGGACGATTACCGTTCGGCTTGCCGGAAGCTCGTCGCTGAAGGCGGCAAGGAAACCCGCGCTCGTATCGTCAAGTCCTTCACGGACGGCGAGAAGAAGGCCTTCGACGCTGCCAGCCTGGACGTTGCTTTCTTCAGCCCGGAAATGCTCGGCATCGAAGTGGACTGCACGATCGAATGCGCCAGCCTGCTCGACCTCTACGGTCAGGTCACCGTATCGAAGAGCAAGTTCATGTATCCGCAGGTCAAGGATTATGGCGCCATCGGCAGCTATGATTGCGACGCCAAGTGCGATGCTGAACTCGGTCCGGAAGGGAACATCGTTTACAACAACGGAAAGACCTTCGACTTCCGCGGCGTCTTCTGCTTCCAGCGGAAGGTTCTCGATGAAGCCAACTACGACCTTTTGGGCTTCATGATGCGTGCGGCTGCGCGGTCCCACCGGATCAACCGCAACCGTGTCAACATCACCGGCAACGGTATCGAAGAGCCGAAGGGCTGGCTGAAGTCGGATTGCTTCCCCAAGCTGAAGACAGCTGGCGGTTCTTTCAACCACGTTGACTTCCGTCGCTTCCTCTCCACTGCCCCGATCGAATATGGTGATGTGGTTCCGATCATGCACCAGAACACGTTCGGTTATCTGGCCTCCGCCGTCGACGCGAACGGCCGCTTCATCTTTGGTGATGGCGACCTCACGTTCAGCCCGACTTCGGCCGCGAACCGCCTGCGCATTTCCAATTGCCTTCCAGATCCGACGGAAGACAATACGCTCGGCTCCGTGGAAGACCCATTCGTCGCCGGCAGCTTCATCGCCGCCGCTGGCAATTGGCCGATGGCCTACATGACTGTCAACAAGAAGCCGATGTTCATGGAACAGTACATTGGCGGCAGCTCCGCATGGTGCGTCAAGTACCAGTTCGGCGCTGAAGATGGCGGGTTCGTCGCTTGCTGCGAAGCGGCACGTATCCTCCAGGCCGGTTAATCTCCGGTTGAATTGATGGGGCGCGAATGCCCCATTAGCCGTCATCATTCTCACAAGGACATTGTTCAATGAACAACAATCCCGGAATTCAGAATACTGCCCTGATCGCATGGAACGGCACCACGTCGTTCACGCGTAAGGTCACGGACCACAACAACTTCGGTTTCGTTTTCGAAGTTATCACGACCCTCACTGCAGACGCGATCTTCAAGGTTTTGGGCCATCCGCCTTCTTCCGGCGATCCTTGCGTTCCTGGCACTGGCGTCATCGTGGATGAAATCCTGATCTGCCAAGCTCCCATCACTCCCGGTGCGGACTTCCAGTTCATCATCCCGAATGGCACTCCGGCGGGCACGGTCTGCAGCGGAACCATCCCGTGCGTGCCGGACGAGTTCGTCAGCCTGAGCCATATCTCGGGCGGCGCGAACGTTCGTGCAGTCATGGTGCTTAACGGGCCTCACGCCCACTAAGTCCATGAGGCGGGTAATCGCTGAAAAAACTGGAGTGCGGGCTGGTGATAAGGTCCGCATTTCTGTTCGTCTTCCCAGCGGCAATACGGAAGACGCACGGATCAGCATTTGGGAGCGCTCTGGAGAAGACGACTTTTCACCGTTTGTCCCCACTGAACTGATCTCCGTTTTGAATGAGGGTAAACCGTTATTCCTGACGCCGATGTCTATCAGGCTTCACGAGACCCGCACTCATTATCAATTCAACATTTTGGCCGATAGGTCGCAAGACTTTCGCGTTATCCAAGAGACTGATACCGCCAAAGATCGGCTCGCAAAGGCAAGGATCAGACGTTATGGAAAAATTGAACAAACGGTCGGACGGAATTTTCGAGACAAGTTCGGGATTATTCGCCGTCTTGCCGAAGCGCTCTTCTGGCACCGACGGTGAATTCAAATGGTTCGACTTCCGCCCAACCTCATGGGGCGAAGCGATCCGCATCCGCTGGCCTACGCGCGACACAATCGCAGTGATCGATCAGCCACATGCGGTGCTCATGTTCAATCTCGGCTACGGCACCACGATCCGGCAGGAACATGCTGACGAATGGAATGAGCGCATCGACTTCCTGGAGGCAACCGCAGATGCACCGGCGCTGGACCCCGCAGGGCAGGCGCAAGGGGGCGCGGCTAGCCTTACCCCGCCCACGCCCGAGGATGCCGCTGGCGGGGCTGCAATCGATCCCCAGAGCCTATTGCTAGAGCCTACGCCAGAAGAAATTGCAGAGGCGGCGGCTAAGGCAGCTCAGCAACAGCCTGAAACTGTTCTCCATAGCCTTGGCGCGGAGCCTGTCAAGACTGAAAGCGAAATCGGCACGGAAACGCCAGCGGCTGTTCAAGCTGCTGACGCCTCACTGGTTCCCTCCGAAACTTCCCCGGAAAACCAGACCGATGCGGGCGATGAGCCCAAAGGGAAGCAGAAACCCACGAAGAGGACATTGTCGTAATGGCTATGACTTGCCGACCAGCTTGCGGTCCGAATGCCGCAAAGGCGCTGGTTTCCATGCCGTGCTTTGTTTGCCCGGCTCCAGCTCCCGCCGAATAAGGCTTTAAAAACATTACTGGCGGATGACTCGTTACCATCCGCCAGTAAATCCCCTCCCGACCTGATAGGTGTCATGATGTTATATTTCACTGCCGACCCTCGTGACACTTATCGCGCCGGAGGCTCCTGCGGGATTTGCTGCTGCGCGGAAGCCACAGTCACTCCAAATGAGACCAATAAAATGGTCGTCAATTATGCGGCTTGGGCTGCTCCGATTGGCGGTCGCGGTCTGACCAATACTACTCAGTGGTCAATTGACAAGAAGACTGGTAGCGAGCCGCCGGAAGGTCCGGTGAACACGAACTACAGCTTCCCCACTGATATCAACACGACCATCTCGGCCGCGAATGTCGCAGCGAATGCCAGTCAGCCAGACAGCGTTCCGCTCACTTATTCGCTGCTCCCGCTGAGCGGTCCTGACCACGGCGACATCACTTTTGGTCCAACCGGATTGTTCACATACATTCCGCAAAATGGCTTCACCGGATATGACAACTTCTTCTTCGTCACATCCGACGGAACCAATCAGATCATCCGCGAAGTCATCCTGCAGGTCAATCTTGGCGGCTCCAGCCCTGACTTCCCTGCGCAGGCGTACACGCCACCGATCAAAATCGACCGTAACAAAAATCGGATCGATGCTCACAATTATCAGCTCAGCCTGATGATCGAAGCCTCCCCGGCCTTGCGCGTCGGTGACATCTACCGCCTAACGTTGCGCCAGCCCACATTGGACTGCGACTGCAATGAATACTTCCATCAGTCCTGCTACGATTTCATCGTCGGCAAGTGCTAAAGTGAGGCTCATCCATGACTTCGGTTTCCATCGTCCAGTATAAGGACCTTGATCTGGAAGAAGTTCTTCCGCTTCAATTGATCCGTCAACATACCAAAACGGATGACACTCCGCATGTCACGGATGAGCAACTCAGCCTTTATCGGCTGGCCGGATTTGAAACTGCTGAACTCTACTGCGGTCGCTTCTTCTTCGGATTAGCGACCGTACAGGAGTATGCGGAAAGTCAGGCTCATCCAAACAATTTCCGCCAGCGCTCTCGCACTGTTTTGGCCTATCCGAGTATCGACGGAGTTGTCAGCCTTTATGGCACCGGCAAACTTTCCGCCAATACCACGATCACTATCCCTCCGGGTACGCGACGCATCTCCATGCCCACCATGCACGAAGCGTTGGACATCAGCCCTTGCTGCGGGAGCGGGCGCGGCGCTGTCAACTTCGGCATGAAGCTGCTCTACCGGACCGGCATTGCGGACGTTAAGGACATTCCCGCTGGCGTCATCACTGGCGTGCTGAAGTTCATTGCATGGTCGGTCTCCAACCCCGGCGATGAGCTGCTCACGGTACGCAACAGACTTGGCACCACGGAAACTGGCCTCATCGGTACTAACGATGGAGCATGGGCTTCCGGAGCAATTGAGAGCTGGCGTCGCTACCGTCCGGCGGCATAAATAACAGTTCATTTGCCAGATTGTCTAATGTTTCCGGCGTCCAAATTCAAAAACAAACCCTAATCTATATTGCTGTAAGATTTGATAGGGTATGGTCATAGAATTTGCCAAAGAGTTGGGATTTAGCCGCAAAACTGAATTATGAACTTTCTTGAAGTTCCGGAGGCACTATGGGACTGACACTTGACACCCGCGTCCTGAAGAAATTTAAACACCGTTTGGTTGTGTGTTCACAGGATGACGTAATCGTAAACGCTGGCGAGATGAGCCTCAGTCGGACTGGCGTTTATGAGGGATGGGCCATGATCACACCTCGGCGTTCCAGTACCTGGAGCTCGGAGGGTAACGCGGTCATGGACCCCGCCAATTTGCGCAGTCATATCATCGTGATGCGCTACCGTGCGGACATGGACATAACTAGCTTTGCTTGGCTTTATGAAAAACAGCTCAAGTCCCCGCCGCGCTGGTTCAAAATCCTTACCGCTGTTGACGAAAATGAAAACAGCGAGTACTTCAAGTTCGAATGCCATCTGCTGGAAAAGGGTGATAACATCATCACTCCGGAGGGTCGCAAGATGGATATCTCTGCACCGCTGCCTCATGGAGTTACGTTATGAGCTGGGTCTTCACGCCTTGGGGTCCATTCAAAGCCTTTCGCGTGAAGTCCGCCACAACTAGCTTCATGCGTGACGTCGCCAACAACTCCTACCGTATCCTCCGGGAAGGCCTGAAAAACCCGCCAAAGACTGGCGAGTATTATCACGGCAAAAGCGGTCGTAGAGTTCGCGCTTCCGTCAATCGTAACGCCGCTGAGTATCCCGCAATGGATACCGGAGCACTCTACCGGAGCGCTGGTAAGACTTCATCTGCCGCAAGAGCCGAGATTGGAACAAACATGTTCTACTCAAAGTTCCTGCGTGAAGGCACAAAGAAAATGCGCCGTCGCAAAATGAGTGATACCGCCATGCGCCAAGGCATCGATCAGTCCAGGCGGATGATGAAACATTGGGTGGTGTGGAAACTTGGAAACTGAAATCTCCCCTCTGGCTACGCTGCCAGCTCTCGCTAAGGAAATCGCAAGGTTCTTCCCGGAGATTGAGGGTCGCGTATTCCCAGTGAGCGAGGCAGAAGTCACCAAAGAAAACATCCCGACAATGCCGCTCTGCATGCTGGCTTTGAACGTTAACCCGTTCAACATGTCCGCAAACTCGAACAAAGACATTGACTTCACCGAAGACTTTGTCGTTGAGTTCTGGTTCAAGACGCGGAAATACAATCGGGCTGATAATACCCAATCACCTTTTTGGGCCTACTATGATTTCAATCCACTACGCGATAAGATGATCACGTTGATCAAGTATTGGAAAAGTCCTAGCGGGTTCAAATGCGCAATTAAGAGCATGGAGATCGATAGCAGCGAGCTTGCTGTTATGGTCGTATTCCGCATCACGCATGAAGTATGCTGGTGTGAAATCCCCGCCTTGACTGAGCAATATACCGGAGAGCCAGCTGACGGCTATCTCATCGGTAGCGAAGACGTAAAGTTCCGGAAAAAGATCGAAATCAAAATTCCGGTGTGCTGTGAGCCAACCTGCGAGGAACCTCCAAAATGCCCATGATCCGTGTTAAGACCGTTCCCGGTCGGCTTGCTTTTACCGCTCCGCGCGGCGGCAAACCGATCCCGACGGACCGCTATGTTGATGTCGAGCACACTGCTTACATCGAACGTCTGCTCAACTTCCATCAGGATATTGAGCAGGAACCTGCGGCGAAGAAACCTGCCGCCAAGTCCCTGACTGAATAATTCCACACCAACTCGAAGGAAGCCCCTTTTATGGCTCAGGATATCCTTGCGAACGGTTTCGTGCAGCTCTGCATTGACACTTCGCTCAATTTCTACGACGGCAAATGCCGCGTTCTCGTCGAAGGTCAGATGCTTACTGCGGGCACTGCCGACGAGGATGTCATCATTGCCGTGACCAATGAGCGCGACCTGAATACGCTTTTTGGTCAGGGTTCCATTCTGACAGAAGCGCTCCGCGTCATGTTCTGCGAATGCGGTCAGAACATCGCACTGTTCGCCCTCCCGCGTGCCGACCCCGCCGCTGGCGTCATCGCCGTCTACACGACAACGATCACCGGACCTGCTACCAGCGATGGTCGCTTCACGCTGTTCCTTGGAAATGCCAAGTACAACGTAGACGTTGAAGTCAATGCCGGTGACACGGTCGCTGACATCGCCGCCAAGATCGTTGCTGACGTCTCGCCTGACTTCCCGTACACTGCCGCCGCTATCGCTACCGGCGTCACGTTCACGGCGAAGCAGAAAGGCACCATCGGCAACTATCTGAACCCGCTCTACAACTGGGCTGGTCGTCAGAACTATGCTCCGGCTGGCGTCACTGTCAGCACGGTCCGCACGACGGCCGGAACGCTTGCACCGCCTGCTCTGGACTTGATCCCGCTCGCCGGCGAATGCTGCTACAATGTCGGCGTCTATCTCGGTGATGACGACACCGGTCAGGACGGCCTGCGGGATTACTTCCGTGACGCATGGAGCTGCGAAAAGCCTCAGTGCTTTGGACAGGGCTACGTGTTTGACGCGGGGACGCTCGGACAGGTCCTTGCTACCGGTGACAATTCTCCGGAGTTAGTGCGGCTGGCCTATGCTGTTGACAGCTATGACCTCCCGTTCCTGACCATTGCAGACTATGCCGCCCGTTCTGGCTGCATCGCCTGCACCAATCCGGAAACCTCCGTGCAGGGTTCTGACAACGGCGTGCTGAGCTGCATCCTCATTCCGCAGTCCTGCACCTCGCCATGGACTTACGATGAGCGGCTCCAGCTCCAGGCTGCTGGCTTCGCCACCTACGGTCCGTCCGGAAGTGGTACGGGCGCGTTGACAAATCCGCAGATTTACAACGACGTCACGAACTACCTCTACGATGAACTCGGCCGTGCCAATACCACGTTCCGTGATGCGAACAGCCGCCGCCTTGCTGCCGCGACTGCGCTCTCCATCGCTGAGCAGTTGGAAACCTACAATGGTCTGGCGTTGTTCACCAAGAACACCGACGTCCGCCAAGGTGTCAAGGGGACCAACCCGCGCATGATTTTGGCCGACCTCCGCGCATGGGCGAAGGACAACATCGGCGTCATCTTCAGCGAGTTCGATGACATCGATCAGGACATCAAGGTCCGCACTGACTTTGAGGTGGCTCCCGCCTGCCAAGGCGATCCGAACCTCCTCTGGGTCGATTTCCGCTACCAGCCGCCACTGCGGATCGGTCGCATCCGTGTCAACATGCAACCGAAGGTCCTGGATAACTGCGACCGGTAATCCCGGTCGCAAACTCCAACCGCAAACTCTGAAGGAACAGAAACATGGCAGGCTGCGAAGGTATCGTTGGCGTCAAGAATATCCTCATGACATTCTTCGATTGCTCCAACGGACAGAAATACGGTCCGTACTCTCACAAGCTGGCAACCGATGAGTTGCCGACTTTCAAACTTTGCGTCTGGACGAATGAAGCCATGACGCAGGGATATACCCGCCGCACGGCTTCAAACGCTGGCGTCGAAATCAACGTTATCCGCGATCTGCGCATTCCGTTGAGCTACTACCAAGGCTGCGCCGGAGTAGACCTTCAGGTCGAAATGGAGAACGGTCTTGTATACACCGGAAAGTCCGGCGGCGTGCTCGGCGATGATAAATCGGATGGTCACGAAGTCGCAATGGAACTGACTTTCCGTCAGCTGGATGAGCTTTTGCCCGCCGGAGCGGTTGCGGCCTAAGCCTTTCTAGTGTAGGGATAGAAGCAGCTGAACCTCGGTTTGGTTGCGTTCTCCTGCGCCCTCATTCCGTGCCGGGAGTGAGGGCGCGGTTGCTTCTCCGGCACACCGGCACATAGGGATTTTCAGAATGACAGAGATCAAATCAAACACCATCAAGATCGATGGTCGTCCGTTTCTGATTGGCGAAAAGTCAATTGACTACATGACGGTAACGCCGATCAATTTCGTGCAGTTCGTCGAGGCGGCATCCAAGACAAACGCTCTCGGAGTTGAGGGCAATGCGCAATGGCAGCTCCATAATCGCCGCGCACGCATGCTCACTCAGGTTAAATGCTTCACAAAGAGCGGCGAGGTTGTCAAGCTCACTGAGCAGGCGATCACGCAGATGCCGATCCCATATGCCAAGAAGCTCATTGATGCTCTCGGCGAAGATCAAGGTACTCCCGGCAAGATCGTCGGTACTGGTGACGGCGTCAGCTCCAGCCTGCTTTATGAACTCGGCACGCCGATCACCATGAAGAGCGGTGCTGAGGATATCGTTATCAAAGAGCTGGAATTCTCAGCCAACACTTTTGGTGACGTCGAAGAGATCATGGCAGAACCGATGTTCGCTGATCAGGCGCTGGCAATGATCCGCCTGCTCGCCAAGCCCGTCGGTCTGGAAATCAATCTCCAGTCGCTGCCTTCATGGGCCATGGATCAGATCACGATGGCAGACGGCCATACGATCATGGAAGAAGTCCGCCCACGTTTTTTAGAATAGCCAAAAAGGTCTGCAGTTCGGTGGAGGAGATGCGCTTCTATTCAAATGGAAGCACTGACGTCTCCACCCTGTCGATCAAAAAACTGGCCTTGCGGATCGCACAGTTCCGCAAGATCAACGATCAAGACATACGGTTCCGCGCAGCCATCGCCGGAGCAAAATTAAAGTGAGGGTCGCTTGGTAAACTTCGTCGAAAAAGCGACCCTTATGCTCAACGATCAGAGCAGCGCGAAGATCAGCAAGATCAACGCAGCTCTCCGTCAGTTGCGCAAGGAAGCTCAGGCTACACAGAAGTCCCTTGCCAATTTCAAGATGCCCGACCTCAAGGGCAACGTTGACAAGCGCATTCGTGACGTGACTAGGAGCCTTCGCCAGTACAATAAAGAAGCTGGCAAAATCCCTAAAAATGTCAACATAAACATACGCGCCAAGGGCATGGACGCTAGGCAGTTGCGCGGCATGGCGGCGGCGCTGGCGCAATACAAGAGCGCTTCCCGTGGAATAAAAGACATCATTGGCGCTGGTAGCGGTAAGATGAACTTTTCCAATCTGGATAGCCTTGTTACCAAGCTTATCCGCGTCGCTCGGTCTGCGAACATGGCTGCAATCGCCCTCGGTAAGATGAAGGCGAACATCCCGAATAACAATATCCGGATACCTAATGCCAATCCACGCGGTCGAGGTCCCGGCCCACAGAACGGCCTTTTGGGGCTCAATATCCAGCCGCTCCGCAGCTTGTTCCGCAGCTTCATTGTCGATCTAGGACATACGCTCGCGAACTCTATAAAGCAGGCCGTAGCAGAAGGCGCAAAGGGATTTGACGTTGCTGCAAACAAGTTCGAGCAACAGCGTCTGACACCGGAACAAAAGCAGGCATTCAGCGATCAGGCGTTTGCCAGCTCCAAGACCAATCCGCTGATCCGCGCTGATCAACGTCAGGACATGTACGCGGAAATTTCCACGAACTTCAAAAATCCAATGGATGCGTTGAAGTTTGACAAAACCCTGGATCGCGCTGTCACGGTTGCAGTTCAACAGGGTCAAACAGCGGAACAGGCTATCGACGGTATCGCCACACTGTTCCGAGGTCTCGGTCAGGCTGGCTATCTCACTGGTGCTGACGGCGCAATGGACCCTCGCGTCCTGAAATACATTGACGCCTATACTGCCGCTAAGGTATCAGAAGGTGCGCAGATCAACTTCAAGGATGCTTTCCAAGTCCTGAAGTATGCCAAGACTTCCGCTCAGACCATGAGCCCAGAACAGTTCTTCTTCATGCTGCTCCAAGCGGCTGACGTAGGCGCTTCTACGGCTGGTGTTCAAGCGAACATGACGCAGAAAACCCTCGCTGGTGAGACAACCAAAAAGGCGTTGCAGGCTCAAGAGGATGCTGGTCTACGCGGACCTAGCAGCATGGTTGAGAGCGGTCGCGTAGGGAAAAAGAAAACCTACACGATCACAGAAGGCAAGGTCGTCGATGAGGAGCTGTTCCGCGAGAACACTCAACAATGGTTCCAAAAGTATATCATTGGACCCGGAGGCTTTCTTGAAAAGAAGGGTCTCAATGTTGCGACCTCTTCGCCATCCCAGATCATCAGCGCACTCGATCCGCTCTCGGGCAATCGTAACGCCGATGACTTCATCGCCAAGACGGTTCTGCAGTTCACGGAAAATATGCAGAAGTTTGAGAAGTTCTATCAGCAACCTCGGTCTTCTGAAGAGCTTTATGGGATCAGTCAACAGTCCAGCTATGTTCAGCTGACTGAGACCTCCAATATTCTCATCACCGCTTTTGGACTGCTCGCGGACAAGATGTCGGGCGTGGTTATTCCGGTGCTGGATAGCGTCGGTTCAGCTGCGCAACGGATCATTGATCTGCTGCAAGGGAAGTCGAATGCGGAAGTGCAGGACTATGCCTTGCTCGGCGCTGCCGGAGCGGGCGCAATAGGCCTAGGGAAGCTAGGGGCGGGCTTGCTCGGTTTTGGCCTGCCTGCTGCCGCCGTGGCGTTGAACGGCTCTGCTGCCGCCCTGACGGCCGCTGCAGTAGCTCTCGGCGGTCCAGGCGTGGCGGCTGGTGCGGCGGGCGGCGCGAATGCTGGCAATACCGGAAAGGCTGGCCTACTTGCTATGCTTTCCCGGCTTGCTGGCATCGCTTCTCTCGCAATGCTCAAGGGTTCCAATCAGGATAGTGCCTACGGGAACATGACCCCGGAGCAACGTGCTAAGGCACGGAACGCTACCGTGGGAATGGCTACCGCTCAGCAACTGAGCCCCGGCATGCAGGAAATGAGCGTTAAGCTTGCTCAGACGACGAACCAAATCGCCGCCTTGGAAGCTCAGCTCGCGCAAGGGAAAGCCGCTGGTTACTCAAATTCCAGCGACTATATGTCAAGCCGAACACTGGACCTACAAGCGCTCCAGGGAACAGCCTCGCAGTTGACCATGGACTTGAGCACTGGTGCGGAAACGATCCGTGCCGCGTTTGAGACAGGGACAACGAACATATCCCAAGCCAGCGCAACGTTCGGAACCACCGCCGCCGAGCAACTCATGGGGATCGCAAGTAGCTTCGGCTCAGCTGCCGGAGAAGCGATGCGGGCTGCAATGGGTGCGCTCAATGTGAACGTCAACCAGTCTACCGCTCCGATACCAAATACCGGAGTTAACACGAACCTTGCGACGGGTGGATAAATGGCCGACGGCTGCTATCAGGACAACTATCTTCCATGCAGCTACAAGGGCATCGCCTTTGAAGCATTGGAAGTGACTAGCCAGCACGGCCGTCGTGGAGCTGAAGGGGAATTCCCTTTCGGTGAAACGACGGCCTATGCTGACCTTGGTCGCAAAATCCGCACATACAGCGTTCATGGTCGCTTCATGCAGAACGATCATATCCTGCTCAGTGCGGCTCTGATTGCAGCCGTCGAGATACCCGGTCCAGGTATTTTGGTGCATCCTACTCGCGGGATATTGATGGTTGCTTGCCAGCAACTCCGCGTCACGGATAATCCAACGGAAGGCGCTGGCGTAACTGAGTTCGATATGGACTTCGTGGAGGCCAATGATTGGGCTAATGGACTTAGCCTTGTCGGCAGCATTCTCGGATTGGTTCTTTCACCCGTCATTGAGGCTATGAGCGCCAGCTTCTATGAGAACTACAAACCTGATCAGGTAGCATTTTATGACCGTTCTGCCGTCATTGACACAAGCCGGGATGCTGTCCTTTCCGTTAGCGAAGCCTTTGCGAACGTTACCAGAGATGACAATAACATCAAGGTCTATCGAAGCCAAGCCGGTTTCGAAAACTTGGTGAATGATCCAGTCCAGCTCGCCAACCCCAAAACGATGTTCAGTGCGCTGAGCGATGGGATGGCCGTGGTGGACAAGTATGGAACCTCTGAAGAGAAGGTAGAGCAGTTTCGCATGGTGATCAACCAAGCGACGCAAAGCTACCGCGTAGGTTCCACTGGGATCGGCTCTGTAGAGGCCGTCTTAACCGCGACGCGGGTACTAGGCGCGGCCTACCTAGCCAGAGCGGCGCTGGAACAGGCACCAAAGGACATGGGAACAGCCTTTGCGCAGTATGACATGGTGATGACGGTCTTCCGCGAGGAACAGGCCATCACTCTGGCAGCTTGCGACAATAAGTTGTATCTCAAACTGTCCACGTTCATCAGCGAGGTTCAAACAGCCCTTTTGGACCGTGCCTATAATCTCCCAGCGATCATCGAGTATCAGTTCCCGAGCAGCGTGAGCAGCCTCGTCGCAGCCCATGAAATCTTCGGTAATGGAAGCCGGTTCCTGGAGATTGAACAACGCAACCCGAGCGGCTGGCCTTGGCAGGTCGGTCCGAGAGTTATCGCAGCGAGGAATTGATGAAGCCGTTCCGGATTTTCATTAGCGGCAAGGAATTGCTAGGATGGACAAGCGCAACATTAACGCGCAAAAAGTCCGATCTTACTGGCTCCTTCAGCTGTGAAATCTTCTTCAATTACACTCCGAAAGAGCCCGTCGCGATTGACGCGTTGCGCGGTAAGGAGGTCACTGTCTACGTCGGCGGCCATCTCGCCTTTTTTGGTAGTCTCGATCGCCGCACTGGCAAGGGTCAGGGCAAGTTCAGCGGGAGTGAGGCAACAGGCAGCATTAGCCCGGACAGCTACACTGTTAGCCTCACTGCACGCGGGCGCACCAAATATCTTATTGACAGCTCTCAGCAACATCCTACCGGAACGCTCATCAAGCCTTCCACGCGGGAAGTTGCTGAGGCGCTGATTAAGGATTTTGACGTAGAGCTGGACTGGCAAGCGGAAGAGGTCAAACTGGCCCGAACCGTATTCCGGGATGGCGCTATGGTCGTCACGGAAATGCAACGGCTAGGGAACGAGAATGGCCATTTTTTCTACGAGACTAGAGAAGGAAAATTGCGTTTCACTGACACTGTCGGCGACAGTGGCGAAAGCCTCGTTCTTGGTCAGAACATCATTTACTTCTCCGCTGACCAGTCCGAAGAGCATGAAAAGTCTGACATACTCGTTAAGGGTCAACGGACTTCAACCGAACTCTGGGGTGAGCAGGCGGTTCTCGAGATTGCTAAACGGGCAAAGAATTCGAATGTCCCTAGCAAAATTCCGTATGTTATTCAACATTATGGAGATGCTACTCCTGAGGCGCTGGAACGTCGTGCAAAATTTGAGAGCGATAAACGGACGTCACAGTCTCTTCGCGTTTCAATCGATGTGTTCCATGTCCAATCCAAGAGTGGTGAGCCTTGGGATATCGGTCAGACCCACTATGTTGAAATCCCACCGGAAGGTATTTTCGACGTCCTAGAATGCGTTGAACTCACCTATCATGTTGAGAACGATAAGACGTTGAAAACTACGCTGGTGCTCGCTCCACCGCCTAGCGAAAAGTCCGGTGCTAATGGGATCGAAAAGGTTGACCCCTCCAGCGGCGTCGGAAAGCAGAAGCGAGCTCAGCTAGGGATATCGGGAATGGATGTGTGGAAAGCATCTGATCTTCAGTTTGCTCCTGTCGCAGAAGTTGCAAGCGTGGTAGAACCGCAAGGCTTCCTTGGTGGCATCGCCATCAATACTCCACCGTTGAAACTTCCGTCATAAGGGCACGCTATGACTTCGTTTAACAACTTCCAGGAACGCAATCGGGACATGCAGGACGGCACTGAACGTCACGTGTTCGGTGAAATTGAGTATCTCGATACTGGCGCAATTGTCAAGGTTCGCGGCAATGGCACTCAAGATGAGGAGGCCGTTGTCGTCAATCTCGGCCTCGGTCAGTCCTTTGGGAAAAATCATAACACCGAAGTCCTGCTGCTCATGTCCGGCAGTGACAGCAATCTCAAGTTCGCTCTTATCACAATTCCACGTGACAAGCAGCGCAAATGGGATGAAGGCACTGGCGGCGTTCAGCACCCTACCGATCCGGAACGTGCGCTTGAGTTCAACAAAAAGCGCACATGGCTCACGGACGGTGAATATGCCGTTGGTGATGGCGGCTATCTGGAAGTCAAAGGCGGCAAGATTTACGTTCGCGGTGATCTTTACGTTGAGAAAAATCTGCTCGTCGGCGGTAGCATTATCGGACCTGAGCCTAGTCCGGGGCCGGTGGTCATTCCTCCATTTGAAAAGTAAGGGGCTAAAGTGGTTCAGTGCAATGGTCCGGTCAATGGTCGGCGGAAAATCTTCTGGACTACACAGCCGAATGCATGCGGCGTTGATGAGAGCTGCGTCGGTGAATGCGGTACTCCTGGACTGGTGCTATATATCCCTGAGGGCGTGACCAACAAAGGCAGGACAATTCGCAATGACAACTATGTTCTTGGTCTCGCTATCAATATGTTGCTCACTGATGGCCGTAAGGACGATACGCTCTGCGGTCATCGTCCGGGTGCGCGCGGCGGACACTGGACCGATGGCTACCGTGAGGATGGCCTTGCTGCTGGAACGCAGATCAGATACATTGCGCCTCAGAAATCCGTAAGCGATACGGTAAAGCTCATCAAGATTTATACGGAAGCAACGCTGGCAAAGCTCGTGAGATATGGAGTTGCCAGTGCAGTCAACGTGACGGTTAAATATCTCGGTCGCGGCGTCATAGCCCAAGACATTGAGATCATCGGCACAAACGGGATTACCAGTCGGGTCGGCCTGACAGGCAGTCGCCTAGAGAACTCTTGGGTCTGGGAAACAACCAAATGAATTGCAAAATTGAACGCCCGAGCCCGAAAGTTCTATTCCAGAACTTGTCCAATCTATTCTCTGCCAACGTTTTGGGCGGCGCTCCCATCATCCCGGAGAGCAATGAATTTTACGTAGTCGCTAATGACTATGCAGCAATGGAGCAGTTCTACAGCTTGAGCGATCAGGCTTGGCGGGAACATGATCCGCGTTACGCTTGCTGCGAGAACCTCACGGCGATGGCAGCATTGGACGGCATTTATCCGCGTCCGGCGAGCTTCGCCAGCGGTTACGTCCGCGTGACTGGTCAGCCGAATGCAGCGCTAACGCAGAGCATGCAATTCAAATTCGGCGCTAGCACATACCTTTCCATCAACACTGTTCCGGTGACGCTTGGCGCTACGGGTGCGGTCGTTGTCCAGGTGCGAGCGCTAGAGCCCGGTCCGGCTGGTAACAATCCTGGGACTACCAAAGGCAACTTGACCACGATCCTGCCGAACGTAGATACCGTAGTGAACATGTTCGGTACGAATTTCTGCGGCGGCACGATCGCTGAGGAATGCGAACCGTTCCGTAGCCGGTATCTGGAACGCATGCGCTACAAGCCAAGCATCGGACTGGATCAGGTGCTCCAAAAAGCTGGTGAATGGCCGTGCGTGACGCGCGTTTGTGAGCGGGCTGGCGTCTGCTGCGATGACAATGCCGTGCAACCTTGGCAGGGCGGAGTTGATTGCAATAAGCCGGTCAATCTCTATGTGCTCATGGAAGGTACTTTCCCTTGTGGTCTGCCTCCGCAGAATGTCACTGATGATATCAGCGAATGGCTTTTTGGTGTAATTCAAGGGATTGGCGCTGGTCAGGCTCCTTGGGGCATGGTCGGGAAAGTGTTCTGGGCTCAGCCAGCTCCAATCGATATCGTCATTGACGGTCTCGCCTGCGCAACTCCCGGCGCTGCAAATGAAATCCGCAATCGCATCACGGAGTTTGTCGACAGGAATTGCCCTAGCGATCCTCTGTTGCTTGCGGATATCAATGTCATCATCGCTCAGGTTCTGGCGAACACGACGAACTATGCTGTCCTGCTGAAGCCGCTGGATCAATACAGCGCGTTGACTGCATGCGGTGATGTTGAGCCGCGCTGCGATTATCGCATCTGCCTCAACACGATCGAGTTCACAAATCCGACAGGCAGCACTGGACTTTAATCAATGTTCACAGACTTCATACCTGGAGTTGATGGTCTCGTTCCGATTGGGCAGCTTCCGGATAGCGGTTGCTGCCCGCCGGACATTTGTGAAATAACCGTTGACAGCTTGGCCTGCAATCTGATCAACATCCTACCGAATGGACCGCTCTGGGATCGCGCTAAAGAGGAAGGCATTCAATGCTATTCCGCTTGCGCACCGTCGCGGCCTGCTACCGATCCAAATTGCAGCCTTCCAGGTGATGCGTGCGGTAGCATGGTAGCTCATGCGGTTTACTCCGCAAAGAAGCTTCATAACGCTATCGTGGGCGCACTATGGCCCGCCCTACGCGAAAGCCAGCCCCACACAGCATACGACACCATGGATGAATGGCTAGATCGGCTCGGTTGGATCGATTGCTACAATCGTTACTGCCGTGATCCGGCTCTCGGCACCATGACACCGTATGAAATCATTGGAGAGTGTGGCATTGAGCCCTGCCCTCCCGTTTTTGGTGTAGAATTGGAACGCGTCTATAAGCGTGGCGTGATCACTGCTCTATGGCGACTGCGGCATGGAGTGACTTTCAATCTCGCTGCGATCAACTTCATTCTGGAGCCGCTCTATTCTGAGCTGGTTATTGATCCTGCCTATGGGACCAATCCGAGTGTCCCAAAATGCTTGATCTTGCGGCCGACTGCGGACGTCGTGAATGTTGTCACTCGCGAACCTTGCCCGCGCACTCCCGAGAGCATGCTCGCTGCGAGTAAAACGGTGCTCACTTATCTCTCCCCCGGCAAAGGACTTTGTGCCGGTGGACCTTCCCGGGCTTATCCCATGACACTGGCGGCGCATTGTATCGTCCGTAGCATGCTCCCGACTTGCTGCAATATCTGCGTCAAACTCCAATAACGAGGACTTTCTATGGCCGGTATTTTCCCATCCGCTGGCATCAGCGCTCCAAACACTACCGGAGGTGACACCGGTCTTGAAACTATTCCCGGTTGCGATGCGCTGTTCTATCGGAACAATTGCGCACCGCGCTTTGATCCAGTGGCAATGAACTTCATCATCAGCGAAATCGGCAATGCCGTGAATGCGCTCGGCGATGACTACAATTGCTCCGCAACAGATAATCTGAAGAAGACTCTTCAGAAGATCAACAACTGGTGCGCTCGCGGCGTCATCCATCCGACAGGCGACCTCTCTGATGACTTCGTCATGGCTTGCTTGGCGGGCGTTCAGGGCAAGATGCCGATCCAGGACATTCTTAATCGAATGGCTACGCTTTGCTCTCTGCCGGATGTTCTCACTCCGGACCTTGACGATAGTCTCGCAGGTTGCTTCGATGGAGCTCAAGGCAAGATCGTTATCAATTCCTTGTTGCAGCTCATCATCGCTAACCTCCCGGCCGTCTCGCAGGGTGCGCCGCGCTACGTCACAGGGCAGGAAATTCTGTTTCCGAACAATGACACGCGGGACAGCTTGATGTTCAGCCTTGCGGACTGCGACGGGCTGTATATCAAGAACCCTTGGAAAGCCCGCTTTTACAACGGTGACGGCGTGACGCCCGGTATTGAATTTGCACCTTTCGCCTTCAATCAAGGCGACGCCGCCGTCTCCTCTGTTTATCTTGACGACACTGGTCCGGGCGGCGGCTACGCCATCCATCAGTTCGGCGCGATGACCTTCGAACGGATCGCGCCTAACTCGTTTATGACTTTTGGTAGCAGTCGCGTAGCTTCTCAGGGGTGCTACGTTCCGAACGAAACCAATGTGTGGGTCTCCCGTCACGAAGTCGGTCCCGGAACTGAAAATACCCGCATCTGGAAAATCCACAAGATTTCTTAAGGAACTAACATGACCGGTATTTTCCCGAACGCTGGCGGTGTAGTTGTCAGAGACCCTGACACTCACCTGCCGACCAATCCGCCTAACGTTGATGGAGTGCTGGTCCCGCCTGTCCCTTTCAACATAGACTGCGACATGACGGCGCTACCGAATGACTGCTCCGTCGCTGTTGAAAATCGTCAAGTCAATGCCATCGTATCGGAGCTGGTAAATCTGGCGGCTACGATGGACCCGGAAGGCCTCTGGGAGTGTTCAGAATATAACAATCTCGCAACTGCCTTCCTCGCATGGGTGGCGGACTTCGCGGGTAGCCAGACTGGTGAACTACTGTGCATCTCTCCGGAAGGTCCAGGGACAGAGACCGGCGCTGCCATCATCTATTGTGATGGCGCTACGATCCGCAAACTGTTGATTGACGGTGAGGCTGGTTTGTTCCAACTGATCCAGGCCTACCTCTGCGACAGCGAGATTGGTGCTCCAAACACCAATGATGACTATCTCATGTATTGCCGGAATGGCGTATTCCGTAAGGTGCAGGCGGTAACGTTCCAGCTCTATGTCGGCGAATGGGTGCAGAACCGGACCTACGTTGTCAACAATCTGGTCCGCAAGTCCAAAAAGCTTTATTCACCGAACGCGTCTATCCCGGCTGGCACGGTGTTCACGATCGGCACGACTGGCGCGACTTGGTATGAAGTTTCCGCAAGTGACTTCTCTGAGTTCGACCCATCCGAGAATTACCTCAAGGATGCAGTGATCCAATATCAGGGTAAGGTCTACGCCGCGAATGATGACATTCCGGCTGGCACTGCCTTTGTGATCGGTACTACTGGTCAGACATGGCGTCTCGTTGATACTACCCAGACCGTTATTTTGGAGCACTCTGCGACGAAGAGCTACGTTCAATATTCCGTTGTCACGGTGAACGGGCTTCTCTATCGGACCAATGTACCGGTCGTACCGGGAGCGTTTTCGCCAGCGCCCGCCGGACCGTGGTATCTCATCGGCGGCGAACGGAACAAGTTCGTAGGGGATTGGTCCATCGCCAACAACCTGCCGCGCGGTCCGGGCTTTACCAACGTCCAGTATCTTGCTGGTCAGCTGGTCGTCAAGGATGACCTCATCTACCGTGCCAATGCGGATATTCCGCTGACGACGGCATTCACGATCGGTACGACTGGTGCTACTTGGAAAGAGATTTCCGGCAGCGCCGCCCCGCCGTTCACACCGGATGTCGCCTATGCGCAGGATGCAGTCATCCAATACACGGACGGGAAATACTATGCTGCGAATGCTGATATTCCTGCTGGCACTGCATTTGTCATTGGCACTACTGGTCAGACTTGGCGGCTCATCAGCTTCGGTGGGTCTACCCTTCTGATCAGGGACTATGACAATACCAAAGCCTATGCCGGTTACGAAGTCGCCGCGTTCGCTTCTGGTGACACTGTCAGCGGAACATATGGCATATGGCGGGCGAAGGCGGCTGGCGTTCCTACTCCCGGCGCATTCAATCCCAACCTTTGGGACCTGATTGGTGATCGTAGCAAGTATCGCGGTCGCTGGCAGGCCAATGCGTTCCTCATTGATGATCTCGTGTACTGGTTTGCGAACGTTAACGGTAGTGACGTCCACGAGTTCTTCAAAGCTGAGGTCGCCATCATAGCGGGCGCTCCAGACCCGTTCAACAATGCAAACTGGACACCGATGAGTAAGGTGCGCGGCGCATGGTTCCAAACGCGGCGCTATCTGGCTGGTGATATTGTAACACGGAATGGACGGCGCTACGTTGCGAACGCTGCTATTCCATACAATGCCGCATTCGCAATCGGCTTCACTGGTGCTACCTGGAGACTTGACGACCTCGTTGAGCCTCTGGATATTTCAACAGTCGGGGTCTTTTCCATCGCTCTCGCTTGGTGGGATAAGTATGTGATGCTGAGTGGCGCAACTGCCAAGACGGTCACTATCCCGGCAAACGCTACTGTCGCTTTCCCAATTGGCACTACACTGACTGGGATTAGCTCCAGTGGACAAACAACGTTCGTCGCCGCTGGCGGCGTGACAGTTAATACTCCGGACACGCTGGCTCTCAGGAACGTGAGCTATGCAGCATTCGTCCTCACCAAAGTCGCAACGGATACTTGGCACCTCGCCGGTGACCTCGCTTAACTCAAAGAAAGAACGACATATGTTCAATTCTGAACAAAACAGGACTATCGGTGAACTTGCCCACGACATTGGCGTTGACGTCAACAAGCTGCTGGCGTTCATGTTGACTGAAACCAACGGACAGGTCTTCGCCATCGTGGACGGTCGTGATGAACCTCTCATTCGCTGGGAGGGTCATTACTTCTTCAAGCTTATCCAGGAAGCTCTGCGGGACAAGGCGGTAAGTCTCGGTCTCGCAAGCCCCAAGGTCGGCGGCGTCAAAAACCCCAAGGATCAAGCGGGCCGTTATGCCCTGCTCGCACGCGGTAAAAAGCTTGACGTCACTGCAGCCATCAGCTCTTGCTCATGGGGTATTGGTCAAGTCATGGGTGCGCATTGGAAATGGCTCGGCTATGCCAGTGCGCTGACCTTTGAAAAAGAGGTGCGGTCCGGGTTCCTTGGACAGCTCCAGGCGATGGCGTTGTTCTTGGACAAGAGCGGTATCATCCCTCACCTCAAGCGCGGTGACTGGTCTGCCGTGGCGCGTATCTACAATGGCAAGGACTACGCCAAGAATAAGTACGACGTCAAGATGAAGGCGAACTATGAAAGTCTCGTCGGCAAGGCAATGGCGGATGTTCCACCGACCTCGGCTGGAATGCTGCGCGTCGGTAGCAAAGGTCCGGCAGTCCGCGAACTTCAAAACCTTTTGGTGCGAGCTGGCTTCTCACTTGTCGTAGACGGTGACTTCGGCGGTTCCACCGAAAAGGCTCTGCGGACATATCAGACGACCAATGGCCTTGAAGCCGACGGCGTTGCTGGCAAGCTGACTATGGCTAGCCTCCAAAAGCTGAAAAGCAATCCGGAGGAAAACCTCGGCACTCAGCCCATCCTGGAAAACAAGACCGTCAAGAATGGTCTCATCAGCGGTATTGGCGGAGCGGCTACAATCCAAGCCGCCAAAGGCTCCATTGATGAAGCCGTGCAACAGGTCGCCGGTCTCGCCGGTAGCCCGTTCATTGACTACGTCACGGGAGGGCTCACGGTCCTCAGTGCGACGCTGGCAATCGGCGGTCTCGCTTATGCCGCCTATGGCTGGTATAAGAAGGATCGCTCATTCAACGGAACGGAAGACCTCGCATGAGCAGCATCAGGATAGTAGGCCTCCTCGCGATCGCTGCCGTCCTGATGTTCATCGGAGTGTCCATCTACAACTATGGCGGTGACAATGCGTTACGTGATGTCGAAAGACAAAACCAGAAAGCTGGGAGTGCAGCTAACAAGGCTGTACTCGATTATGACGATTGCGAGCGTGCTGGTCGGGTGTGGGACTACCGCGCCCGCAACTGTGGTAAATCTCAGAACGGTAACGGGAACTGACCTCGTTGGCGCTATCGGGATGACCCCTGTGGACCAGACAAAGATCAACAGGACCATCGTGCGCTTTTGTGCGGCGGACCTTCTCACTCCTGCAGAATGCGGCCAGCATGGGGACGCCCTAGCAGCGCAAAATAAAACCCGCTAGGGAGCTTGCCTAGCGGGTCTGTAGCGTGTTCATGGTATTGGCTGGTATACCGGTAGCCCGTTAGCGCAAAACCGCGCTGGCGGGCTTTATTTTGCCTTGCTGAAACTCAGGCCAAACTCCAACATGCTGGCGGCGAAATGGCGGCTGGCGCGGATGTTATTCGCAACCATAAGTTCATGGTTGAGATACGCAACCGCTTCCATATGCTTCTGCGCTTCCGCCATCGCCGCGTCACGCTTCGTGACGAGCTGCATGATCGCATCATCCGTAGCAGCAACCGCTTTGATGTCCGTGCCATGTGTCACGTTGGCGTGATCAATTCCTGCAGCGCCGCTATTCGGAATGCGGAATGCTGGCGGACGGTAATCCGCCTGAACAGAAGCGACAGTCGCTGCAGCGATTGCAGGCTCAAGTTCAACATTCTTCATTGCAGTTTTCAAAGTGTCGTTCATTTCATTTTCCCTTTGCTAGTGAAGCTTTACAGCTCCAGTTCCAATCCCTGCGACGCTCAACGTCCATATGCACCGGATCGGAATTACAATACAATCCCACACCGCCTACACCTGGAATAGTTCGCAGGTACGATGCCAGAGCTTGTTTGCTCACTCCGGCAATTTGAAAATCAACAGCGTTGCATCTCATGTGAGCGCTGTTCTTTGCGCCGCTCACTCCGGCGTTATATTTAGGACTCCTGTAACCACTGTCCACTATCAGCGGTTTGCCGTAGTGTTGACGGACGGTAGCCATCAGTTGTCCTAGTTTCTTGTTCTTCTTGAAACAGGCGGTTTGCTCGTTGCCATCTTTCAATTTGAACAAGTTCGGGTTCAGTTTGAAGAACCCATCCACCCTTTTTGGGAGCGGAGCATAGGACACCAAAACGGGCAGTTCTCTGGTCGCTGGAAGAGACTTCGCATTAACTTTCCAAGCGACCAGAGGACCGACTATGGGAGTATGAAAGAACATATCGGTTTGTGCCGACACGACTGCTCTTCCGTATATGAGTTCCTGAGGTGCAGGGTCGTTTCCGCCAACCACGCAAATCAGTTTGAACACAATATGAGCTATACAGCTCACACCCATAATTTGATACCAACTGGCTCCGTAAAGCCAGCCATGATGCCGCCATATGTGAACCGCCAAGTCATACGCGGGCGGCGATTGCGTTTAGCACGTTCCCAAGTCACAATGTACGGCTGCAGAATTTCAAGCAAGTTCTGGACCTCCAGGCGGCGCAATGTACTTACCAGTGAAAGTAAACCGTTCCGCACCCTTATCATCCAAAGCCATATGAAATTCGGCGACGGGGAAATATGTAACGTTGGACGGTTTACGCTTCTGGTAGTTTTCAAAACTGATAGCTCCATAGCACCATAGACCATCCATGATTGCTAGCTGTCCATAAGATACTAGCACAAGCTGTTGTCGCGTGATACAGTCGTACCACACTTTACTGAAGTGTTCTTGGGCTAAATACCAACCTGCTGAGTCACGTGCTCTTAGGCCGATGTTTAGATCGTACTCGCGACTGATGCGCCCATCCTGTTTATTGGCTTCATGGTTCGCCGAAGAGATCAACATAGCGGCCATGACGGCTGCACATTCATTTTCGCTCATCGGCACACCGTGGATGACCATCTTAGTCATCATCTGGCTGAGCAGTTCCGTAACTTGTCCGCCACAGTCATTGATCTCTACTTCTGGTAGAAGGCTATTCGGCAGCGCCAACGGCTTCACTCCCTTGATAATTATCGTATATCGCTGGGACCTTGAAGCCAGCCTCAAGAAGCAGTTGACCTATGAGTTCTCCAGCCTTTGTTACGATCCAACCACGGTTAGGCTGAGGGCGCTCGATAAGCCCCTTCTGTTCCAGCTTTATGAGCTGCACAACGCCCGCGCTGCTGGCCTTGGGTAGGGCTTTGCCCGCCAGCCACGCGCCATAGCCGTGCTCATATAGGATCAGGAGCGTTTCTATCTGGCGCTCGCTGAGGCTCATGGTGAAATGCCCGCTACGGACATAATCATGCAGCAATTGGTTCACGGAGCAGGTTCCCTATGTTTCCGTTGAAGAGATATTCGACCTTGTGACCGCGCCCGCGCAAACCGTTGCTCCGCAGTAGGCAGTCATCATCTGGCAGCTTCCGGATAAGGTCACGCATGGTATTAGCGATGCCATTCCTTGTCCAGTTCATCGTAGGCTCGGTAGCCAGTTCCTTATGAAGCACATCCAATGAGATGACGCTCTTGCTATGCGACTGCCATTCAGAGAGAACGGCCAAAATAGCTCTCTGCCTTTTGGTGTAATTTCCCATCAAGCTTCTTCCTCTTTGGGCTTTTCCCGGTAGTCCACATTCTGAACCGTGATCGCGACCACTGGATGAAAAGGAGCGCTGACCCAAAGGAATAGGGCTGCTCCGGCGGCGATAGCGGCACGCTCATCATCGGAAATTTCCCAAGCACTTACGTCCCAGGAACGACCGTCGTTCAATATTGTCTTAGTCGGCAAAGTGCTGCACGTTCCATGTTCAGGCTTCCAGTCTTTGGGAGCACCATGAAATTTGTCAGCACCTTCAATCATGAGGATGTCAGTCATTTACCAGTTCCTTGGATCAAAGATGTCATCACGAGCATCTACTTGTTTCGGTGCGGGTTCAAGCGCGGCACGCCAGTCGGGTTCTTCATCCTTAGACGCCCAAGTGTCTTCCGGAGGATTGCGCTCAAGCTCCAGCCATTCCTTGGCGCGAGCAATGATTTCCTCTTCGGTCTCTTCCTCCATCATGATACGAATATCATCCAACACCAAAGTCTGGAAGTCGCGCTTCTTCTTCAGGTTCTGAAGGACCTTTATGTCAACGGAACTTTTCGCAACGAGATCGATATAAGTGATGGTCTTGTATGTACCAATCCGGTGAATGCGATCTTCCGACTGCCAGCGATGGACGGCGTTGAATGAGTTGTTATAATAGATCGCAGTGGCGCATTCTCCCTGAAGGTTGAGTCCGGTTCCTCCGGCGGCAGGGTTTGAAAGGAATATATCGATGCCACTGTCTGGGTCCATGAACGCAGCCTTTGC